ATGAACTCCACTGCTTTTACTGGTTCGATAGCAATATCTAAGTACAGTTCGTTTCTATCGATTCTAGCTGGTGTGTTGTTTGATTCATCACATACAACTAGGTAATCGTATAGTGCTCTCTGACTTACAAGTTCTAGCATTAAACTTTCAGCCGCTTGTTTGATCTCATCACGTGTGATCTTATCATTTGGCTCAAAGATATAAGGCTTAGCAAGTTTGTTAAGTTGACTACGTAAGTAGATAACCAAACGTGCTACGTTGATTCTGTCTAGTGAACTTGCACCTCTTGCACGAGTTTTCTGTCCAAAGTTTACAAGTCCTGCACCTGTAATAAACGTAATTGGGTTAACGTTATTTGAGTACAGTGTATCTCTTTGTCCTTCGTTAAGTGCTGTGCTTACAAATTCGCCTTCAGCATTTAGGTAACCTGTTGAAGTAGCATTAGTAATACCACCGCGTCTTGTACCTGCTGGTGCAAACCATGGGAACGATACTTGGTCACTTAGCGCCATTGTGCGTAGCATCATGTGTGACGGTGGAACAACAACGTTGTTTCCTGCATTGTCACTTGTGAAGCCTGCTGGGTAAAAGATACCTAAGTACTCATCTCTTGAAACAAGTCCTCTATCGTTATCTTCAACAGCTAAGTTTACGTTTGTTGCCCATTCATTTAATGAAGTTGCATCCGGTGTTAGTCTGAACGGTGAATCACCTACGATAAACGCTGTTAAGCCTCTATCGTAGTTTAAGCTGATCATCTCACCTATTAGTTCTGGATAAGCAGGTGTTGCCATTACATTGAACAGTCTTGATTCATCATCTCTGATTTCATCATTGCTGTTAACTGTTGCTTGTAACGCTTGGACAACAACTTTACGTTGTGCTTTGCGTCCAAATGTTCCTGCACCATCTTCTTGGTTTCCTGATTCTGTAACCCAACGGTGTACATAATAGTTTTCCATTGACTCGCCGTCACCTGATCCAAAACGTACATTGTTTTTACTTGTATCAATGTAGTTACGCTCAAAACGTTTTACGTTAAATCCGCTTCTACGTAGATTCCATAGTAACATGCCTTTTGGATAAAGTGCTGGATCTGGACAATCAAAGTCTACAAAGTCGCTTTCTAATAGTGCGTCAATGTCACCTGCTTTGTCTGAGTTAGCACCGCTTGTGTTATAACGTGCATCAGCAAATAGGATACCGTCTTCAGTAGTTTGATCTGTTTTATCAACTAGTTCCCATCTGTTGCTTGCTGGTGTATTTGTTAAGTTTGCATTGTATTTGTAGATTGTAGGATAGTTTTCTAAATCTGCTGTATCAATCCAAATATCACCATTTTTCAATGCTGATCCATCTGACTGTTTTGTAGGCTTAGTAGCACTTACAATTGGTCCTTCTGGATCTGTTTGTTCTGCACTATCTGTTTCATAGTATGGTGAAGTACTGTGTAGGTAACCTACCCATTTTGTACCATTGTGAATCATTAAGTCAATTTCGTCTACAATTGAGTTGTACCATAGTTGACCATCTGTAGCAAGTTGTGTTACAGCTGAATCACTTGCAGTGTAAGTTAACACTTTCCAGTTTGAAGCCTGTAGTTGTAGTGGATTTGTATCACCGTCTGTACCATCTTGGTAGTAAAGGTTTGGTGTGCCACTTGTTGCACTTACATATGGTGCAAATCCAGCAGATGTAAGTCCACCGTCTGTATCAGTAAACTTAATTTCTCCGCCTTCTGAATGCTTAATTACAACTTTGTTTTGTGCATTTACTTCTGCACTAACACCATTCATGTTAATGTTTGTAATTGCTTCAGCTAAAAGTGCCGCATCAGTTGTTGCGCCTGTAGCTGTGAAAGAAACATTAACTTCATTTTCATATGAAGCTTGGTTTTTCTTAGTAGCACTCATTTTAAAGCCAATGGTACCTGCTGAAAATGTAGTTGCTGTAATTTTATTAGAAGTAATAGTTGTTGGTCCAACATTTTCTCTTCTGTATAATTTAAATGTACCTAATGGGCTTGAGTCAGCTGCAACATTTGTTTTTGCATACACTGATCCTATTGCGATGTTTCCACCGCCACCTGTTCTATCTAAGTCATAGATAGCAGCCAAGTTAGTGTCATACATTGGTGAAACAATTTTGTTCCATGTCTTTGCTGCATCGTCCCATTCTTTAACATTTAGTTTTGCACCAGCGTTTGGCTCAGTAGTTTTTAACCATACACTACCTGTTGGGCGTGTGTATGTGTCTGCTGTTTTCCATTCAGGAACGCTTGTGTGCTTGGCTATTGCTAGTGCTGGTGGATAAAAAGTACCTGCTGTCAACCCTAGCTCTGTTAATCCATCGGCATCACCTCCGATTAAGATATCACCTGCTAGTGTTGAGTCAGAAGCTGCACTTCCTGTACCATCACTGTAAATTTCTAGTCTAGTATCAACTACTGCTGCTGTTACACCCTGTATTAGCAATCCGTTGATTGTGCTTACTACATCAGTTACAGTATCACTTGAACTAATAGCTACTGATGTACCATTAATTGTAATGTTACGTGAACCTGCAAAAGTTGGATTAGACTTAGTGCCTTTGATTGTTGGCCAACTCTTAGTCCATGCATCACTACCTACTAATACCCAATCGCCATCTTTGTTTCTGTAATACATTCTGTTAAGTGTTGATGTTGCAACAATAGCATAGTCACCAATTGCACCTACTGTGCTTTTTGGCTTTTGTCCAGCATAACCGTTTACGCTTAGTGATCCGCTTTCAGTCTGTGTAGAATCTGTAATTACAGTTGGAACTTTGTTAGTAAACTGCTGTCCGCCTGTAGTTGTAATTGCTTCGCCATTCCACTGTTGAATACCGTAGAATGAATCATCTGTGTCAAACCAGTATGTTCCAGCTTTTGGATCTGCTGCAGGTGCTGTTGCTGTAGGCTTCAGTTCGTTTAAATCAACGTCTGCTCTTACAACATATGCTCTGTTGCTTACACCTAGTAATGAATATGCAGCCTGTAGTCCGTATTCGTTCAATTCTGATCCATGTATTGGATTGTTGTTTGAATCGATTTGGAATACTGGATCTCCAAATGTATCTGCTAGATCACGCTGTGATGTTAATAAGTAAGGCTTACCAGCATTGGCTTTTAGTGTACCTTGTGCTGTGCCTGTGCCGCCTGCGTTAGCTTTGTTACTTGCAGAGGCAACAAAAATCATTGGTGTAGTGCCCGGCTCGGATGGGGTGTAAAAACTTTCGTCTATTACCGTAACCTGAACACCTGGTGATGTTAATGCCATTTTATTTTCTCCTAAAGGTATTAGTTGTTATAGTTATTTATCGTAATATTTTTATTTTGCGGTGTAATACACCAAAGAAAAGGGGCGGTAAAGGTACGGTAAATACAATATGAGACCTTTATGCATATGTGGACAACGTCCTGCGGCTATAAACTACACAAGAAATGGCAAAACATACTATAGGAAAAAGTGTGAGTCATGCAACAAGCATGGTGTGGTAGGAAAAGGCATTCCTCAGTGGAAACTATCAGGATATGAGAAAAAAGATAAGTGTGAAAAATGTGGATTTACAAGTCATCACAAAGAACAGTTTAATGTGTTCCATATAGACGGAAATCTACTAAACACTTCTCCTAATAACTTAAAAACTATCTGTGCTAACTGCCAACGTATTATGCAGAAACAAGGTGTGAAGTGGAAGCAAGGTGACTTGATACCTGACTTCTAAGAGCTTCTATACTATCATCATTATATACTACGTGATCAAAATCTAACTTTGCCCAACGCCATTCGCTTTGGTGTACAGATTTTGGTACAACATTGTTCTCTACATATTGTGTAAACCAATCCGGATCAGGGCCTCTGCGTATGCGCCAAACTTCACCGTTGATTGATTTAATCATTTGTGCTTCATTCTCAAAACGCACATCTGGAATTACGTAATGATTGTCAGGATCAGCAAGTATTTCTTGTTTTACTAAACTTACCCATATCCCATCAAAGAATCCGTTTCGCATACAGTCAGTACCAAACAGCTGAAGAATAAGGCGAGGAGTAATATCTTTTCCAACTTCTTGAGACCAAAATTTGTCTGTTGCTTCTCTCCACTTTCTGCTTTCATCTGTTTTACCTTCCAGCATGTTTCTGTTCCAACCAAACACAGTAGCGACACCATCTTTAAGTTTATCTGCAAAACTAATTTTTTTGAAATTGTATTCACGAACTAGTACATCAGCAACTGTATCTTTGCCAGTACCAATTAAACCGCACATACCTATAATCATACGAAATCCTTTTTGTTCATATTATTATAGTAAATTATTGTTGAAATGTCAAGTGTTTTTTAGCCTATAGTGAAACTATATCCTTGGCCGCCACCTACTTGTTGAATAACTTCTGCTTCAAGTTTTTCCATTTCGGCTTGTGCTTCACCTTTTAAAGTATCACCATTCATCTGTCCGCCACCTTGTGGACCTGCAATAGTAGCAAACTTACTTCTTGCTTCACCTAGCATGTACTTACATGTTGCAAGTGTGTAGTCTTTGATCCATTGTTTTGCTAGATAATCGTCAAGTAATTGTTCATCTGGACGATAATTGTAACACTCCATTAAGATAGTTTCTTCAGCTCTAGGACGCTGAAGCAATGTTAGTTTATGTGTAGTTGGATTCCATTTGAATTCAATAAAACTACCAAACATTCTACCTACTAATTCTTGGCGTTGTGAAAAAAGATCATATGTTGCTAATCCACCCATGTTCTGTGTGCTGAGTAGATAAGCATTTGTGTATGCTAAGTTGAACGGTTCGAATAATGATCCGCCATCGCCGCTACCTGTGCGTGAACCAATACTTCTTCTATATACTTGACGAACTTCTACTACTTCATTTGGTAGTATGTAATCATTTTGATCTTCTACAAGTTCAAGAAATACATAACTTTCTTCTACACTGTTGTCAGAACGTTGTCTGAATCTTGTTAATGCTTTTGTGAGTGCAGTTTCATAATGCACTGGATCTAGCTCGACGTCAACCATGCCGCCGCCTAGTAATGCATATACGTAATCAAACACTTCTTGTTTTTTAGTTTGTAGACTGGCCATAAATCTTTCTCCAATAGTATTTATCGTTACGATAAATATGTATATGCCAAGAATATCATTATACAGACCTGAAAAAACACGAGATTACGAATTCATTGACAAACAAGTCCTTGAAATGTTTACTTTTGGCGGTACAGATATCAATGTACACAAATATTTAGGTCCAAAGAATACATCAGAGAGTGACGCTACAGCTGATCAACCTCATTACAATGCTGTCAAAGAAACAAACATACAAGATATGTTATTCTTAGAAAACAGAGACAGAAAATATGATCCAGACATATACAATATGCGAGCCATATACAATGTTCAGGATATAGATTTTGATCTTAGTCAGTTTGGATTATTTTTAAGTAATGATACACTGTTTATGACAGTTCATATTAATAGCAGTGTAAAAACACTTGGTAGAAAACCAATGCCAGGTGATGTTATTGAACTACCGCATCTAAAAGATGAATATGCACTCAATGATTATACAATGGCGTTGAAACGTTTCTATGTAATTGAGGATGTCAACAGAGCAGCAGAAGGTTTTTCAATGACATGGTATCCGCATTTATATAGATTAAAGTTAAAACAGATTTACGACGGACAAGAATTTAAAGAAATACTTGATTTACCTGCAGAAGAAGATACGCCAGGCGGTAACACACTACGTGATTTACTTTCTACATATGAACAAGAAATGCAAATCAATAATGCAGTAGTAGATCAAGCAGAAGCAGATGCAGCTAAAAGTGGTTATGACATAAGTCATTATTATACACTTGCAACTAATGATGACGGCAGTGTTGCATTGAAAACTGCTGACTCAGGTGAAATAGATGCAAGTGGACTTACACCTGTAGACTCCCAAACTGACAATCCTGATAGAGCAGGCTATAATGGTTATCTACTTGGCACAAGTGATTCGCCTAATGGTGCTCCATATGGTATGGGAATAAGTTTTCCTACTAATAACCAAGATGGTGACTATTTTTTAAGGACTGATTTTATGCCAAAACGCTTATTTAAATATAATGGAAATAGATGGGTGAAAGTACAAGACGATGTAAGAGTAACACTTTCAAATACAAATTCAAGAAATACACAAAAGACTGGATTTATTAACAATACTAGAACTAGTGAAATCGGTGGTGAAGAAACCAAAGAACGTCAATCACTATCAAAAGCACTAAGACCTAAGGCAGACAACTAATGCAACATTTTTATGACGGACAGATTAGACGTTACATTACACAGATGATCCGCCTTATGAGTAACTTCAGTTACAAAGACGGTGACGGTGAGTTGAAACAAATTCCTGTAATGTATGGTGATATGACACGTATGGTATCAAGTATTATTCGTGACAACAGTGAAAATAAAATACCTAGTGCGCCTAGAATGAGTGTTTATGTTACTGGCTTAGAAATGGACAGAACACGCACAAGTGATAGCAGTTATGTAAACAAACTTAACATACGTGAACGTGCATATGATGCAGACGGCCAGGAGTATCTAAACTATCAAGGCAAAAACTACACAGTAGAACGATTAATGCCCACACCATATAATTTAACTATGAAAGTTGATATTTGGAGCACCAACACAGAGCAAAAATTACAGATTTTAGAACAAATACTTACTCTTTTCAATCCAAGTTTAGAAATACAAACAACAGACAACTACGTTGATTGGACAAGTCTAAGTGTTGTAAATTTAGATTCGGTAACTTTTAGCAGTAGAAGTATTCCGGTAGGCGTAGACAGTGAAATAGATGTTGCTGACATGACATTTACAACACCAATTTATATTTCACCTCCTGTAAAAGTTAAGCGTTTAGGTGTAATTGCAAATATCATAACAAGTATATTTGATGAGTCTAAAGGTGATATTGAACTAGGGTTAAGTGGCCCTGATTTAAATCGTTGGGATGACAGCATAAAAGTTGGTACAGTAAGCGAAGGCAATGACACTGATAGAGATATTAACACTGATGTTGAATCAACAGTTGTTACAACAACACACAGAAATTATGGTGCATACGTAGATAATAATGTTGTACAACTTGTTCATAGAGGTAATGTTGGTGGAGTAAACTGGGATGACTTACTAAGTGCGCATCCAGGACAATACCAAGCAGATATAAGTAGAATTTATCTTACAAAACTTGATACAGATTCAAGTATTACAGGCACTATTGCAGTAAATGAGCTCAACCCAAGACAACTTATTGTGAATTGGGACACAGATAGTTTTCCTAGCAACAGTGTTATAAGTGGGCCAGCAAGAGATACTAACAGTTACACAAGCATAGACTACATTATTGATCCAACAAAAAGTAATCCTAGTAATTTAAAGGCAGATGGTGCAAGAATACTATTACTTGCTGATATAGGTGATGGTGATAATGATGATGGTGCAGATGCATGGAAAGCATCTAATGGTGACGATCTTGTAGCAAGTGCAAATGATATTATTGAATGGACTGGTAGTAAATGGCAGGTTGTATTCGATGCAAGTGTTACAAAAGATATTACATATACGACTAATCTAACAACAAATGTACAGTATCGTTGGGACGGTACAGATTGGCTTAAGAGTGTTGATGGTCTTTATCCAAGAGGAACGTGGCGCCTAGCATTAGAAGGCTAACTATTTGTATGAAAGAAATAGTTTGCAGTGGTGCAATTATATACACGCTTGACACCCGTAGATTTTTATTCCTACACAGAGTTAACGGCAAGACTAACCGTACATGGGGTCTTGTTGGCGGTACAAATGAAGGTACTGAAACTCCTTGGGAAGGACTTAAAAGAGAAATACGTGAAGAAATAGGCGAAATTGAAATCAAGAAAACTATTCCTTTAGAAACGTTTGTTAGCAATGACGAACAATTCAAATTCCATACGTATTTGTGTGTAGTTGATAAAGAATTCTTACCACAATTAAACAACGAACATAATGGTTACGCATGGTGTGCATTTAATTGTTGGCCAAAGCCTCTACACAACGGATTAAAAAATACACTTACAAATAAAGTTAATCTAAGTAAACTTGAGACAGTTTTCAAAGTTGTAGATTTAATGGAGATAGAATGAGCGACGATAAGAATTCAGGAATAACTAAGTATTCCTGGGGATACAGTTTAGAATGGGCTACACATAGTCAATTTAATGGCAAAATATTAGTGTTTGAAAAAGCCGAGAACAAGACACTATTACATTTCCATAGAGAAAAGGAACGTGTATGGTTTGTAAACACTGGTAAATTTAAAGTGCGTTGGGTAAACACTTCTAATGCAGAAGTATTAGAAGCAGAACTGGCAGAAGGCTATACATATAGAGCAAAAGCATTACAACCTGTTCAATTAATTGCACTAGAAGATAAAAGTTCTCTAACAGAAGTAAGTAATACTACTGGAGAAGAAGATATATATTATCTTTCGGAGTAACTATGCTTAATAAACTTTACGAATCAGATCAATTTAGAAAAGATGTAAAAGAATTTACTGACAGAATTAAGACAATAGATTCGCAAGAAAAACGTTCTCGTGCATTTGGAATGTTGGATAATATACGTGACCTTGTTTTAGAAATTGACAAAGCACACTCTATAGACAGTGGATTTATACACAATATTAAATTGATAGCAGAACAAAAAGAAATGCTTGCTTCATTAAGAAGTGGCTTAGACTTATATATTAAAGATTCTCTTAATTCTTAGATTGCATTAAACGCTTTAACTGTAATCGCACCTACCATAGCAGAGTGAACTGTACATTGATATCTATAGCCGCCACTTATTCCATATGGTACTCTCCAGTATAGTGTTCCACTTGTTTTACCTTGCGCACTTGCACCTGTGCTTACTGCTCCACTTGTTGATACATGAACTAATCCACTGTTATATGCAGTGCCTGAGCCATCTTGTATCTCAAACGGATGTCCGCCAACATTTAATCTAAATGCTATAGTAGTACCGCTGATACAATATATGGTTGGATTGTTTCCTGTATACTGATCAAATGTATATGCAGTTGCACCATTGTTTGTAGTTTCTAAACTTGTTATTGCAGGATATGCAATCCTATCAATTGTCCATCCACTTGGTAAATCTGTCAAGTCTGTAAATGCTACACTACTACCTGATGATGTAATTGTAACACTATCATTGCTTGCATTTGTTGTGAGTGATATGCCTGTTCCAGCTACAAGCGTGAGTGTATCTGTTGCTGAATCTGCTTCTACAGTACTCTGTCCTGATACAGCAATATTTGAAAATGCATTTTGGTTAGCGTCTCCACCTCCACCGGATACAACAGCAGGAACCCAATTTGTGCCGTTCCATTGTAGTACATCATTAGTGCTAGGTGCTGAAGTTGTTGTATCAACATCACTAAGTGCATCTACACTTAATCCACCTATGCCTGTTATAAAACCGCTGTCATTTACAAGATCACTTGTGTTGGCAGGTATAGTAGGTTTACCTGTCAAGTCTGCATATGCACCGCTAAATGCATCAGTAATACCATATCCAGATATAGTAGTTGGCTTGCCTGTTAGGTCAGCAAAACTAACACCACCTTGCTGAATATATGTTGACAGATCTGGTGGCACATACGTAAACACACCTGTTGTGTTGTTGTAAGAAATACTACCGTTGCCATCTGCTGTTCCTTCAGGACCAACACTAAGCGCATCTAATTGTAATATAGTTGGTTTGTTGTTTAGGTTATTATAGTTTAGGTAATACGACCCATCTTGTCCATCTAGTGTATCAGCATCTAGGCCTGTTCCGCCTTCAGCTACGTCAGTAGCAGGAGCCCATTTGCCGCCATCCCATTTTAAAACTTGTCCTGTAGCAGGAGGAGTTGTTGTAGTATCAACGTCACTCAAAAAATCAATACTAAATGCATCCATATTGATTGTCAAAGTATCTGTCCCTGCTGTGCCCACTGTGCTTATGTTAGTGCCGCCAGTTAGTGTAAGAACATCTGCGGCATTATCTGCGACAATGTTTGCACCGCTATCCGGTACAATAGTTGTAAAACTATTTCCGCCTGCTGTAAATGTTACACTATCAGCTGCAGAGTCAGTAGTGATAGTCATGTTTGTTCCAGCAACAAAAGTTAGTGTATCACTAGCTTGTTCGGCTACAACATTATTCTGTCCTGCAACAGCAATCTTATCAAAAGCAATGGCAAGTCCGCCACCGCCACCACCTGTCGACGTGCCTACAATATTCCAAGCAGTCCCGTCCCATTGCCACGTTCTACCGCCACTGGAATACTCTTGGCCTATGTCTGGATTTTCTGGAAAATTAAGTGCCATATTCTATCCTTAATGTAAATCTACCCAAGAACCGTTTGCGTATCCTTGGAATTTATTTGTTTCTTCGTTGTAAACAACATCTCCGTTTATTGCAGTTATGTTATCTCTTTGTGCAGTTGTGTAGCTTGCAAGATGGATAGGACTTTTGTTAATAATTACTCTATCTTGCGCACTCAAATTTATGCTACTATCACTTGTTAATGTAGGTGCACCTGTTGCAGTTGTTTCAATTGAATCTGCATACAGTGTATTTTCTATAGTTAAATCACTTTGCATTGTTACAGCTGGTGTAAAAGTTATTCCGCTTGAATCTGAACTAGTCAGCGTTGTTCCTGTTACTGTAAGATCGCCAATGCTACTACCGCCATCTCCAAAAGTAAAATTACCATTACCATCAGTTTTTAGCACTTGTCCTGATGTGCCGTCTGTTATCCCTAAATCTAGTATGGATGAAGGAATAGGATATGATGGTTGTATCCAAAAATCGTTATTTGCATCTTGTAAATATACATACAATCTGCCGTTTGTACTATTAAACCATATACTACCTGAGCTAGGTCCATCTGGAGCATTTGATCCTACACTTACACTTGCGCTTCCACCGCCAGGTGATGTTGTTTCAATACTTTTACCCATACCACTATGGTACTGACAAAAGTAATACAAGTTAGTTGGTGTGTCAGCTGTGACTGTTATTATAGATCTACGTACAGTAGACGTAGCAAACCCCTTAATATATTTGTCTCTAGTTACTTTTTCATTGTCAAGTATATATTCAACACCTGTTTCATAATATGTGCCTGCGCTATCATGTATACCATCCTCTGTTTCACTAAAAAATAAAGGATGAATATTAAGTGTTGTGCCTTCACCATTCGGATAGTATAAATTTGTTTGATCTGACTGATCGAAAATATATGTGTAGCCTTTTATAAGTTCTAGTGACGGTCTGTACACTCCGTCTATCTGGTATTTGTTACCACTATCACTACCTGTGGCAGGAACTACTGTTATAGTTTGTTTGACAGTTGCAATACCTACATTTGATGTTGTTCTTGCAAGATTTGCTTCACTTACAATTTCAGCTCCGCCACGTGTTTCGCCATCATATGCACGTATTGTTGAACTTGTTTTTGAATAATATAGCTCTCCACTCGCACCAATATTTCTATCGAGAAAATCTTTTGGGCGCGGTATAAGCCTAATTCTATTTACTACTGGATCTGCCATCTATTCATCCTGATCTGTTGTATGCTACTATATTTATTCATAAATATCACAAATGCAGAGACTACCATTATTTCCAACAGACTTATATGTATTTAACAATGACTTTGACCAATCAGAGTTTATAGAACTGTGCAAGAAAGAACAATTTGGCACAGTAGGCCCTGCAAGTAGCTCTATAAGAGATTTACATAGAGATGCAGAATGGAGTAAGCTATTTGATTGGTTTGATAGTTGTCTTGATGAAGTTATACATGAAGAAAAACTAGATTGTGATAAATTATCTATCACAAGCAGTTGGTGTAATGTGTATTATGCTGGAGAATATCATAGACATATGCCGCATAGACATAGTATGAGTTATTTAAGTGCAGTGTATTATATGACAGAAGGTGCTCCTACACTGTTTCAAGATCCTGTTCCCTATAGAGCTGAATATGCACAAATAGAAATACTAAAAAGAGATTTTGATCCATTGGAGCCGATAGAAGCAAAACCTGGAAAACTTGTTTTATTTCCAAGTTGGATGTTTCATAGCACTGTACCCCACAGTGAAAACTATAACAGATGGACAATCAGCTTCAACACTATGCCAAGTGGTAAAATAAACCATAGTATGGCTGCAGACAGTAAAGCAACATTAGAGGTAAAATAATGATTAAAGATTATGTTATACTAGGCGGAGGAACCGCTGGTTTGTTAAGTGCGTTGTTCTTGCAGAGAACATTTCCCATGAGTAACATAACACTTGTACGCTCCACTGATATAGGTATCATAGGAGTAGGCGAAGGCAGTACTGAGCACTGGCGTCAAATGATGATACATTTGGGCATTGAAGCATCTGATGTCATTAAAAATACAGATGCAACATATAAGACTGGTATTAGATTTACTAATTGGCACGGAGACGGCACAGAATATTGGCATGCACTGCACGATGGTTATGCGCTTGATGTAGCTACAGGAACCTATCCTTTAATGGAGCATGATATAGCGGCAGGCGAAGATGCATTACATAGTGTATTTCCATTAAGTTTGCGTAGCGAACACGCACCACCTTGGACTGACACTGTTGCACAATATCATTTTGATACAAATAAACTAAACAAATATTTTACTCAAATATGTGAAGAACGTGGAGTAAGAGTAGTAGATGATATTGTTACAGATGTAACACTTGACGAAACAGGACACGTAACAACATTAGTAGGTGAAAAGGAAACATATAAAGGTGGTTTTTTTGTTGATGCTAGTGGATTCAAAAGACTAATAAGCACAAAACTAGGTGCTGAATGGATAGACTGTAGCGATAAATTACCAATGAATAGTGCTATTGCCTTTCCTACAGGATACAAAGAAGATATACCTAGCCATACAGAAGCTAGAGCACTATCAAGCGGATGGATGTGGCGTATTCCTACTCAGCAAAGATTTGGAAATGGTTATGTATTTTGTGACGACTTTATAAACGAAGATCAAGCCTGGGAAGAAGTACAACAGCAAGTAGATGAACCTGTAGAAATAGGAAAAAAGATAAAATTTGGTGCAGGACATGTAAAAGAATTTTGGATTAAAAATTGTGTTAGCGTAGGACTTGCAGGAATGTTTGTAGAACCATTGGAAGCAAGCAGTATAGGATCAACTATACAGCAATTATTCCGCTTGGGCGTTGCACTAAATGGGTATGGTGTAGGAAATACTATACAGGCACAAAAATACAATAAAACAATGTCCGAAATAGCTGAAAATATTATTGATTTTATTCAGGTACATTACATCAATCAAAGAAGAGACAGTAAATTTTGGAGATGGTGTGCTGAAAATTTAAAACTTACAGACTTCAACAGAGAACAATTACCACAAATTCTTAAATATGGACCAAGCCAAGCAAATTTTGCAGACAATCCTTTTATCATGTTTAACTTCTTAAACTTTACACAAGTTTTGTGGGGATTAAGATTGTTTGATCAAGAAGTTTTCAAGAAAAGATGGGATGAACATTACAGCTGGAGGCAAGATTTTGTCGAGCAATGTCAAGTGTATCCTCCAATGTATCCACCGGTGAAGCATAGACAAGCTCTTGAATATGTCAAACAAGGCTTTCACGGCATGGGCGATATTTGATCTGCAATGTTTAACGTATTACCAATAGAACAACATCGTTATCAGCACAATTTTGCACATTTCAATGACTGGAAACTAGAATATATTGAATTAGATGAAGGTGTGGGTTACTGGATTGGAGATCATCCCTTTCGTACATACGAAGATTTTGACATCTTTAAAGAAATAATTAGTTGTTACCCTATTAACAGGCTAAACAATAATAATTCTGAGTATAGTCCTAATCCGTTAAGCACAATTAGTACTCCACCTTGGGTGTGGGAACCGTTTTGCCAACATCTAGAAACATTTTACACAAATTTTACTGACAATTTTTGCCCTTACAAGTGGCGAGAATGGGGAAATGTGTATTTGCGTGGCAGATGCATGCCTGTTGACAGATGGCGTATACCGCACATAGACAGTTCAGGTGGAATTGTATGTAATTTATGGTTAGACATTGACGAAAATCCAACTGGTACAAATTTATATAGATACAAAGGTGAAATCATAAACGAAAAATACGACTTTATGGTTGATGAAAATCACAAGTTAAACAAAGAATGGTTAAATTTGTCAGATTGTAGTCGTAATCCTTGGCGTAATTTTTCTAAAGACGAAGCAAACTATTGGGGATTTGATTTATTGGCAAGTGTGCCAGCAAAAACTGGTAAAGTTACAATGTACAATACAAATATTCCTCATGCACCTTACATTAGTAAGAACACTGTTATGCGTTGGAGTCATGCTTTCTGTATTGATTACTGATTTAGTTCAGCCTTTACGTAATCTTTAGTAAATTCAAATGGTAAACACATAGCAGGCTTGCTGTCCCACTTCAAATCAGCACTATCTCCGTATACATCAACGTATTGTATAAATGCTTGTATCTGATCAGTGCCTGTATATGGGCCGTCACGCCAGTGTGCCCACTTTCTTCCACTATATAGTACCATATCTCCTTCGTTCATGAGAAAACTCTGTGGGCCGTCCGGTGTGTCTACCACTAAATCCCAATCTTCAGTGCCTTTTTGTAAGCACACACTTATAACATATTCACTACTACGCCTGTCAAAGTGTTTGTTGAGCTCTGATCCTGGTTTGTATAGCCGTCCATAACTGTAACTAGGATATAAAGTCTTACCTAATTGCTTTTCAACAGTAGACTGTAAGTATACACTCAGTGTTTCTAAACATTGAGGACAATATGCACAAAAACTATCTTCAAATCCAGGTTCATATCCCATTTTTGGATCAATAGCATTTGTTGCATCAGCAAGTAATTTAAATTCTGTACTTACAAATTTACAGATTGTTGGAGGTACAACATTTTTTAATAAAATTGGATAATCAATCATCTATAACACCGGTATCATTGAGAACATTTCATATGGTCTATCAATTTCATCAGTAACGTCAAAACCAAGTGTAATTCTATGTCCTTCATACGTATTATTTACTTCAACTTTATGTAATCTATGTCCTGGACCAATATATATGCTACCAATTTCGTTTGCAATAGAATATTCTTCGAATGCAGTGTTAGTATCTTTAGGATCTATGCTAATATATCCGTGAAATGGCCAATCATGACCGTGCCAATCAAGGACTTGATCTGGAGTATGGAAATTTAACCAACTTTGTACCCAAAGCGGCCGGTCATCTCCAGCAAAATTACGTATAGTTGCACATAATTCTTTGAATAAATCATACCAAAGTGGACTAGGACTTGTTGCACTAAAAATATTGTAGTATTTGTAGTCCCATGTAGCGTCTTTACCAGGAAACATTGTTTCAAAATGCTGTTTTACTCTATAACAGTCACTAATAAAATGTTCTTGATTTTCTTTTATAAGCCAGCTTTTGTGTATTTCATATTTTGTCATTAGATTTCCGAAAAGTTTATGTTTAGCACTATTCGATGTTTGCTTGTTTGCGGATGCGAACTTGCATGATAGTAATGCCCAGGAAATATAAGAACTTTGCCTTTTTCTGGTTTCACTTGGCGTTTTACTGTAAAGTCATCCTGTACAATACGTGTTTCGTCGCCGCTATCGTAGTTTTCATTGGTTTGATCAAACACAAATGTATCGCCATCACTGTCATTGACATAATAAAGTGCATTCCAGTGCGGGAAAAAGCTGTCTACATGAGGTAAATGCCATTTTGCAGTTACATTGTCTTTAGGTAATGTCAAATTTAATCTACATCTTTCAATTACTTCGTGTCTTAATTTTAAATGATCTTGTATTTGGCAAATTAATGGATGTAAAAACTCAAAGTATGGTGATATAGGTTGTCTATTTTCATAGATAAAATGGTTAAAACCAAAGTGATTGATATCAGGATTATCTAATTCTACATCTGGTGATACAATATGTTCATTATAGTACCAAGGAAAGCTCTTACTAATAAGTCTTTCGTGTATTGCATTAGCATATGTCTTACCTATAACATTAGGTACTTCAAAAATATCATCCATTGTTTTTCCTTTGCGATATATTTCCAGATACAGTTATGCGTAATTCGTCACTACTATAAAACGGAAACACTTGGTGTGTTAGTTTTGCAGGGAATAAAAAGCAGTATCCTTCGTATGTTTTATCACCTTCATAGTACATATCTCTTAATTCACCTAATATGTTTGTATATTGAAACATAAATGAACCACTAAGAGCACCTGGACGTATTTTGTTACTATATGCACTCATTGGATGATTGAATTCTTCAGCATTATAGTATGGAATGTCAACCCAAATGTTAAAACTATAACTACCTGTATGTGTATGTGGTGGGTTGAACTCTCCTTTACGCTGAAAATTTACCCATAAATTTTGTAGATACGGATCCTCAATATCTAACGGAAAGTCTGTTGCTTGCGTATTGTATTGTTCTTTGTAAAAATTAATTAATTCTATGAAATATTCTTCTGTTTCTTCTCTTACATTTTCTAATCTATGTGTATTATAAGGCTCATGATTTTTAAGTTCTTTAATACGATAGCATTCTTGTTTGATCTTTGCAAATAAATCGTCTGGCATCTTATGTTTTACAAACCCTTGATTAAAAAAGAAACCTAAATCAGTGTTTTCCATTATCCTGCCTTTGCATAAAATACTATATTCAAACGTGATGTTTCTTTTGTTTTACCAAAAAAATTATCTGCGCTGTGCCATGTACGTGGATCAAATAAAATAGCTCTGTTCCAGTAGCTCTCTACAGTAATATTTGATGTAAAATTAGCACGTTGCTTGTCTCTATATGTTCGCATTTCAACCCTTTGATCTGCATCACATTCTAATATGTCTTGTCTAATTTTGTTATGAAAATAATCAGCTTCTGTATCCCATCTATCATCGTAAAAAGTAGTGCCACAGCCCCTAGGTGCTTCTTTATTCAGATAAATTATACCGCTCAAATTGCTGTCAGGGTCATCGTCATGCACCCAACCATTGCCGTATGTTTCATCTATCATATGAAAGCAAGCATTTAGTCTATGAAATCCTTCATACATAGGCAAATGTTTGAGTAATGTTTTTGCAAAAGATTCAAAAAGTCCTTGATCTAAATCTCCTAATGATACTGTGCGTTGGCCTGGCCACGCTTCATTATCTGCGAAATGATAATCTTGCTGTAGTGCAAAATATCTCCACAGATCTGGCTCTTGTAAAAAATCATCAACTACTCGTGTAGGGAAATACGGATATTTTAATCTGTCTTTAAGATTGTTTGCGTTTATTTTATCAGCTGCTTGCAAACTTTTTTGTTCAAATATATCCATTATTCACCTGTGCAGAAAAATACTATTGTTAATCTTGTGTTTTCTTTTGTAGTTCCAAAGAAATTGTCAGCACTATGCCATTGCCTAGGATCGAACATTATACATCTATTATATCTTGCTTCTGTAACAATGCTAGTTTTAAATGCACTTTTATGCTCATCACGATATTTGTCAAACTGATCTTTTTCTTGTCCTGGTTCTGCTGTTACATCTTTGTAAAAAACATCAAAATACTTATGGCTATTAAAGTCTTCTTGTCTTTCATATATCGTTGTACCACTGTTTACATCATTTTCTTTGCTTAAATAAATTACACCAGCAAGTGTATGCTTATCATCATCGTCATGCACCCAACCTGCTCCATAACTTTTATCTATAAGCTGGAACGAAAAGTCTGCTTTATCAATACGTGTGTACAATCCATTTGTTTTAAGAAGTTTTTCTAGAAGTAAGTTGTGTAGATTAGGATTAAGATCACTAAGCATGTTAGTGCGTATTCCAGGCCAAGTGCCTCTATCACCTTTGAAATATTCTTGTTGTAGAGCATATTCACGCCATAAGTCGGGTGCCTCTAAAAAATCATCAGCGATGATTGTAGGCAAAAAAGGTCTTATGTGTGAATCTTTATATCCTTGCATTTACTCATCGATAGTAGTCTTGAAATTCATAGTTAGAACAATTCTACGCTCTTTCATCTTCGGACATGTACTTGCATGGTATCTACGTCCGTCAAATGCAACTGTTTTACCTACTACGTCTGGCACACATTCTTTGTGAATCTTCCATCTTGCAGTATTGTTTGCTGGATCAAGAGGTTCATCATTATCAAAGATAAAAGTATTACCGTCATTTTCGTTAAAGTAGTATAATGCTGTTACGTGATCTTCTTCAAAATCAACATGTGGTTCGTTGTACAAATAAGGATCACTAGGCCAAGCATACTTAGTATTCAACAAAAATCCTAAACGCATACGTATAAGTTGTGTCATTTCAACATCAAGCTTCTTAACAGTGTTAAGTAAAATAGGTTCAAAGTCTTCAAAGTACTGACTTTTGTGACTTGTATCTCTGTTAAAAAGTAAATGAGCAAATCCTGGTGTTTCTTTCCCGGGTGTGGTTGGATTGACATACGTTGTATCTGCTAAGTGATGCCAATCAAACTCTATACCAAGCATCATATCCCACAATTTGTTTTGTAATTCTGTAGGAATTACACCATATAATTCTTTTGTTTCATGCTTAAACATTATCTAACTCCATATTGAATATTTATTTCTGTCTATTTCTGTGCCTGGCTGGTCTGAAGGCAATCTATTCCAACAAGGAATACTTACGCTTATACGTTTATCTTCAGGTGTTGCACAATGATACATTCTACTAGGAATATACAGCATGTCGCCTGGCTTCATTTCTATATCTATAGCAGTTTCTAGCATATCTTCGTGTAACTGCCCATTCATTCTTCCTGTTTCAAACAAATAGCTTATCCTGTTATTGAAAACTTTCCATTTTGTAGTGCCTTCTACTTGTATAATAAAATTAGCAGGGTAATCATCATGAATAGTAAAAGACTTTGTGCTTTCTAATCCGCAGTATGCATGTGCGGCTGCATGAACATCAAATATTTTTTCAAATGTATTCAGTAATTCATAAACAAATTCATTTTGAAATCCATAATTTGTGCATATAAGTGTAGCACCATTTTTAACTTTGTCAAACAGAAAATGCTTTTGTTGTACAACTTTATTGTTTATCCATGCTTTCTTTTCAACAGGTATTTCAATTTTTTGATTGTATTGATCAATAAGTTCAAAGTCATAGAATTCTGGATTGTTCATACAAGATTGTATGCTATCCCAACTAGCTAATTTCTCTACACTAGGTATAACTTGTTCAAAGTATGCAGGTTTGTCTTCATACTCGAAGTTAACTTGGTTAAAAAGTACAGAACCTAAATGATCATACACGTTCTTCAACCCTTATGTTAAAACTTAAACTTATTCTATCTTCTGTAGTACCACTAGGCAAAACACCATGTGGCACATAAGAAGGAAACATTATTAATCTATTTGCTTTTGGTGGATATCTAGCGGTTACTCCGCTCAAAGGAGTATAGTTATCATATTGTCCTGTTACACTTGCTAAGAAATGTTCTTCGAAATGATTTCTGTAAAAGATAATTTCTCCATCTCCGTTTTTCATTTTTGGAACTTTTACATAAAAAGTACCTGCAATAAAACATCCACCGTGTATGTGTACTTGATTAAAATCTCCGCCTTTGTTATTACTAAACCACATGTTGTTTATTTTAGGCTGGAATCTATCTGTGTTTAGACCATAGTCTTGTAAACAATCATTTGCATAATGTTCGACCATATTTGCAAAATCAGTAGATGCTTCAAAGTCGCTTGGTAAAAAATCAATGCTTTGCCATCCACCAAAGTTACTTAATGCTCTACCTTTAGGATCGTCATCTTCTAAAAACTTGTATAATTCTAGTAATTTTGTTAAATCTAATTCAGTATCCATCCACCAAATAGGTGTAGGAAAATATCTATCAAGATGCATGTATACTCCTATTGTTTGCAAAGGCAAATGTATGTGACCATCTAAAGTCAGTGCTTGTATCTATATATGCACTATGACACGTACTTGCCTTATATATGGTAATGGTATTTTCTTTTGCAGGTGCTCTACCTAAATGTTCAAAGCCCCAGCGTTTTAATTCATCATAAGAAAAATTAAACCACTCATCTGCTCTACCCTCTTTCATCATTGTTTCATAGTTAGGATGTAGCCTGTGATTGTAATCTACCATAAAATCGTAATGACCGTTTATCATTTTACCGTTAAACTTAAACAAATCTGTTCCGCCGTCTTTGTGATCTGTGAACCATAAGTTTCCTACCATTCCGTCATGGTTGTCTATGTGAGGCAATCTATGTGCAATTATAGGTTTAGTTCTGTCTTTGAAATATACATTTCCCCATTCCATTAGATTAGGTTCAACTAAATTACCTGTGATATATTTTATATAGAAATCTCTAACTAAAAAACATACGGGCGCACTTGCCCAAGTTGGAATATGTATAGTATCAAATGGATTTGGATCTTTGTTATCTTCTCTACTATTGTCTTTTTGTATAGGAAAACTCTGTATTACATTTCTTATAAGTTCAAATCCATTATCATAAAAAGGATCATATACAGTCCAATAACCGTCAGAACCTAAACTTGTATATTCGTATTCAAGTTCTTCTATAGGTTTTATTTTTACTTTGTCTGCAAAAGTATTTGCATCTGGATCGCATATTTTAAACTTCATGGGATATAATATTAAATGTGAATACTATTCTTTCTTCATCTGTTGAGTTTGGTTGTGTTTTATGTTTTAACCAGCCAGGAAATAACAACACGTCACCAGTTGTTACAGGCACTTCGTACCAAATTTCTCTTTCAGGTGTAATAGGTGTGTTTGTTCTATGATATTCTAATGGATCTCTGAATAGTATATTACCTGATCCTGTAGGTGCTTTTACATAACAACTTGCTACGATGTCAACATGTGCATGAGGATGTTCTAGTGTTTCTCCTTCACGAAGATGTACATTGTACCAACTTCCGCCTATCCACTTTTTTATTTTCCTAAAATGGAATTCGTCCCACACTTGGTCAACTACAGGCATTAACCAATTACGAAAATTTTCTGTTTCTGTCCAGGTGTGAGGCTGTAATTGTCCAACACTTGAATAAGCATCTCCCTGTTCCAGCATACTAAGTGATTTTGGGGCAGAATGATGAGATTCTCTTACTTTGTTTACAAGAGTATCTGTGTCGAAATCGTAGTTGAACTTGTGTATTAAATTAGGAAAAGGATTGAACGATATACTGTTAGGCATCTTCAGTTTCGGATTCAACTTCTTCCATTGTTTCAATACAAAGTTCAATACCCATGATTGCGCCTTCCATTTTAGTAATGTCTTCCATCGCTTCCATACGCTTACTAAAATCAATATTTGTAATGCCGTAAGGGTTTAATTTTTTGTCAGTAAGTTCACTTTCAATTTGAACTAGTTCTGCACGTTTTTGGGCGATTTCGTTTTCTAATTTTACTTTTACACTATGAAGGGCTAAAACTTTTTTATCCATTATTATCTCCTATACGGTACTTATTTAAAACTGCACGTACTCTTTTTAGTCGTGACTTCAGTTTATCTTTATCTAAAAACACACTGTCAACAGCATAGTTAAAAGCACGTTCTCTTTGTTTATCATATTCAGTTGCAGTATCTACTATTGCGTCCCATTGACCTGCCATATAATCTTGTCTACGTACAGGTACTAGTTGGCAAATAGGAGTGCCTGCTGTAACAGTTTCTTCTGCATTTAAGCTGTGCCAATACATTTGCACATTTATTACATGCCCATACCTAGGATCTAAAAATCCCGGACATGTAGTAAATCTAGTTTCTTTGTTATACGACACAGGAAGTTGTAGTAACATCCATTCGTCATCGATTTCAAAACGCCAAGGTGTGTCAAGTTTTACAATAGTTGCAAGTTGTTTATGTGGACATTCTATCATAGGTTTTGACTGGTAATCATCATGTTGGCTAACATACTTTCTATAATCGCCATCTTTCATATGATCAAATCTATATGCTTCTCTATATTCAAAACTAAATCCATCGCCGTTTGTTTTTATACCAAAATCAGCAGGCGCAGTAACTATCCATCCACTGTTTATAAGAAGTTTTACACCTGGGCAATCTGCGCTACGCATTCCGTCTTCTGGATGTGGTTTTTGTTCAGTAAACCATTGACGTTTATATGATGTTGCAGGAATAATCGGACTAGTTTCAGCTAATCCGTCTACTAAACTGTAAAATCTTATTTTAGGTTTTTTTGATTTTTTAAAAAAATCAAACATCGTATTCGTCTACTCCACCGTAGATTCTGTCTCTCAAGAATTCATAATGAGAAGGTAGTCCTTTGACATAGTCCTCATATTTTGCAAATTTACTTTCAAAATTATCTGCTAATTCTTTTAATTCATCTACACGATTATTTTGTTTAAGTATTGTATACTGTGTTCTTGCTGATATAAATTCGGGAATAGCAACAGGACGTATTCCTAGTCCTGCTAGTACAAAGTTTGCACCTTGCCACTCTTCCATAAAACTGTTATTTTGTGCAAGACCCATTCCTACAGTTTGATAACCGTTATATTTTTTAATCATATTAGTTCCAGCATCTGGTTCATAATGGTTCCATTGTGTACACCAGCGCCAGTATGGAGTATCTGTGCGTGTTGAATATGCATAGTGCATACTAACAAACTCTTTGAAGTTTTCTACATCATATTCACATGCCATATTAAAGTTTGTGCGTTCTGTATTTGTGACATATCCGCCTCTGTTGTTTAGTATGTTTGTAAGTTTGATAATATTTTCATGTGTGGTAAGTAACCCTGTTGATTCTAATGGTTCGATAAATCCATAAGCAAGTCCAATACCTACAACATTATAACTCCAAGCACGTCTACGTCTTCCATGCTTGATATCAATATGAAAAAACTTTGCATCTTCTAAATACTCTGGATTATGACAAGTAGCCAAATGTTTTTTGAACTCTTCTAATGCACCTGTTGAATCTATAAATCTTGAACTATAAACATATCCTGTACCAATTCTGTTCCATAATGGTATATTCCATACCCAACCGTTACCAAGTGCATGACAATCAGTTACGTTATGCATTTGTTCTTTTCTGTTAGTATATGGTAAACGTACTGCCCATGCTTTGTTGTTTGCAAGGTGTGATTCAAAACTTAGAAACTGTTCTCCCATAAATTCTTCAAGTAAAATAGATCTAAAACCTGTACAGTCTATCCATAAGTCACTTGACATGTATGTAGCATCAGCCATCATTAACTGTACTAAATTACCATCTTCATCACGTATATAACTATGCACATCATTATACACATGTTTTACGCCGTTAGGTATTGCAACTTTTTCTTTTAAGAATTCTCCAAACTTTTGTGCATCCATATGATATGCTGTATCTGCTTCAAATCTAAAATATGGAAGCATACCGTCTGCATTATCTGTGCCTTTGTTGTGCGTAGCTAGAAGCGTGTTACTCATAGCAAAAAAGTTTGCAAAAGATTTGCTATCAAATTTTTCTGGGAATGCCGCACTTAGTTCGCTCCATGTATGCAATCCGCCATCATCTGCAAAACTAAAGTCATAGTTGTCTACAAAAGGATATTCAAAATGTGTACCGTCATTTGCTTTAAAATTTGTAAACCTAATACTGTTTTTATATGTAGCATTACAATATGCCATCCAGTCTTCATCTTTAAGATCTAACAATCTAAGATACCTATTGATATGTCCTAGTGTAGATTCGCCAACTCCTACAGTAGGAGTAGTTTTTGATTCAACTAACGTAACATCTAAATGGGGGCATAATTTTGATAGTAGAGCCGCAGTCATCCAACCGCTTGACCCACCACCTACAATAGTAACTGTCTTAATTTTCATAGAGAACTCCTGTGTGAAAATATTTATTGATTATTATATGAGTAGTTATTAGAAGTGAAAAGGCAAGGTGCAAAATATACATCCTGCACCTTACAAAATTTTAATCGTGTACAGCTCTATAGCGTGGTCCATCGCACTCATAGTCATGCCCGTTATAACGAACTTGATAATCTCTACTTGGTGCGTCCCATGCAAGTGTAACATTTTCGCCATTTAATTGCACAATGATATGGCTATGCTTAACAAACTCTACTAATGGTACTTCCATAATTTGAGCTAATGACTTATTTTCAATTTCTACTGGTCCGCAAGGTTCAACATGTGCCATAATTATTCCCCTCCTGCATTATAACCACTCCAACCCGGATATCTTTTCCAGGCTGGCATTTCACCGCTTGATAGTTTCATTCTTCTTGTTGTTGACGGTTCTTCGATTTGATCTAATGCTCTTTCTTCTTCTGCTGACATTGGTTCTGGTTCTGGATCTGGTCTAGGTATGTTATTTTTTACCATAGTAATATGATCCCTCCATGTATTTGTACCATTGATTGCATCATGATACATCATGTCAAGCTGTGCGCCAACTTCTCCGTATGCAACTTTACGCTTCATACGATTATCAACTGGTGGGCCGTCTCTTTCTACCCAAATCATTTGTTGTTGTGTAGGACTCCACTCTAACGTCCAGTCAAGAGTAACATCATCTGGAGCATCAACCCATACAAAACTAGCGTCTGCACCATCATAAATGTCATATTCTTGACCAGGTTCGTGGATTTCCAACACATATCCTTCAATAGACATCATAACTTTTTTCATTAATAATACTCCGTAATTACCACAAGCCCATTTCTGCCGTTTGCACCACGGATACCATGAAAGTATCCACCTTGCCCACCTGCACCATAAGCTGCGTGTGATTGATGATTATGTGCAAAGTTTCCACCCTGTGGGTGTCCACTTGCTGTACTTCCTCCCCAGAATGATCTTCCTCCAGGGCCATAACTTTGGTGATGACTTCCGCCACCGCCGCCGTAACTGTTTAAATTGCCTCCAGATCCAATCCCAGGTAATCCACCTGAATGTTGATTGTTTCTGTTAGCACCGCGTCCTCCACTTGCACTACAATAGTTACCAAATGAAGAACCGTTTGAATTTCCTGCTCTATTAGCGTAGTATGTTCCGCCTCCAGCATTACCAATGCTTACTGATACGCTACTAACATTGCTAACGTTTATAATTTCTTCAGCATATCCGCCTGCTCCGCCAGATTCTCCGTGACCTGATCCGCCACCTCCTGCACCTGTAACTTGTACATGTATGTATCTTACACCACTTGGTTTATTCCAAGTACCACCTCCGGTAAACACTTGCATACTTCTTAAGCCTGTGTTAGCATAAGCAAGTCCGTTACCTGAATTGTTTGTTGTAAGTACTGTGTTGTTACTACCAACTGATGTTAATCCAGTACCACCTTTATTCACTGGTAATGTACCTGTAACTGTGCCTGAAGATGTATTAACAGAACCGCTTCCAAACTTTGCACTTGTCATTGTACCGCTGTTAATTTTTGCAGTGTGTACTTGACCGTCACCTATGTTATCACTATTGATTGTATCGTCAATAAGTGCTTCAGTTTTTAAGTTTTTCAGTTCTTGATAATTAAATGCCATTGTTTATCCTTAATAATAATTATATACTACTACGCACCCTCTTCTACCGTTTGCTCCACGATTTCCGTGGAAGTAACCGCCTGATCCTCCAGCACCGTATGCTGCATGGGCTCTATGGTTCCAACTAAACTGTCCACCTTGTGGATGTCCTGCTGGAACTGGGCCTCCCCAAAAACTGTCGCCACCACAACTACTGTATGTATGATGTGGTCTTCCTCCACCACCATATACGTTAATATTTCCACCGCTACCGTTGCCACCTACGCCACCTGAGTGTTGGTTGTTACGGTTAGCACCGCGTCCGCCTGATGCACTACAGTAGTTACCAAAACTTGCACTGTTAGCATTACCACCAGCACCCGAATAGTAAGTGCCGCCGCCTTCGCCACCAACTGTAATACTTACGGAACTTACGTTAGTAACATTAATAATTTCTTGTGCGTGTCCGCCAGCACCACCTGATTCTCCATGACCTGATCCGCCGCCACCTGATGCTGTTACAAGGACTTTTACAAATCTTACACCACTTGGTTTAGTCCATGTGCTGTTACTTGTATAAACGTTCATGTTTCTTAGTCCGTGGTTTTTAAATTCCAATCCGTTGTTTGCACTATTAACAGCAAGTATCTGATTTGCACTTCCTACACTTGTTCTACCTGTACCACCTTTTGATGTAGGTAATGTTCCTGTTACAGTATTGCCTGCAAGATTAACTGCACTACTTGCTAATTTTGCACTAGTAATAGCACCAGGTGCTATTTGTTCTGTGTGAATAGCATTATCTGCAAAGTTATCAGTCTGAATTTGTCCAGTCTGAATAGCATCATTTCTAATACGTTTTAGTGTTTGATAATCAAATGCCATCTATTACTCCTAATAAAAACTTGTTACAACGACACAGCCGCCTTTTCCAACAGCACCTCTGTTGCCATGGAAATATCCGCCTGCTCCGCCTGCTCCGTAGGCTGCATATGCTCTGTGGTTATAAGCAAATTGTCCGCCTTGTGGATGTCCACCTGGTCCACTGCCTCCCCAGAATGAAGGTCCAGCTGTTCCAGAACGTTGGTGATGACTTCCGCCACCTCCTCCATATACGTTAAGGTTTCCTCCTGATCCTACTCCACCTAGTCCGCCTGAGTGTTGGTTATTTCTGTTTGCACCTCTACCGCCACTTGCACTACAGTAGTTGCCAAATGATGAGCCATTTGCATTACCACCTGCACCGGAGTAGTAAGAACCACCACCACCGCCACCGACGCTAATACTTACTGAACTTACACTAGTTACATTAATGATTTCCTCTGCATAGCCGCCAGCACCACCTGATTCTCCGTGACCTGAGCCACCACCACCTGCACCTTGGACTTGTACCTTGACGTAGCGCACTCCGCTAGGTTTATTCCATGTACTATTACCTGTGTACACTTGCATGCCTTGAATGCCGTATGCCTTGGCTGTTAAACTACTACCATTACTAAAAATACCATTGTTAGCACCAGACAAACTTGTGGAACCTGTACCACCTTTTGACACAGGCATAGTGCCTGTAACAGTTCCTGTTGTCACATCAACTGCTGCTGAAGCAAGTTTTGCTGCTGTTACTGCGCCATCTGCAAGTTCGCTTGTACCAACTTGACTGGCACCAATATCATCAGTTTGTACTTCGCCGTCATCAATTGCTGCTGACTTTAAATGTTTTAATGATTGATATGTAAATGCCATGTAATAATCCTTATACCGTTTTCAATAGCCAACCGTTTGTGTCATCGTAGAACATAAGTGTTAAACTTGCGCCTTCAGTGTCAACGGTCATATCATCAGCTAATCGCTGTATTCTTTTTCCGTTTCTGTTAATTGTTAGTGCATTTGAATCAAATGCTCCTCCGATATCTGTGAAACGTATAATATCGTTTTGTGCAGGTGATGCCGGCAGTGTAAGTGTCACTGCACCTCCTGCTGTGTTTACCCAGTAATGTCTGTTTGAAACAACACTTCCTGAACTTGAAACAACAACTGGTAGAGTATCTCTTACGGCATGCCATCCTTGACCGTTATAAATCTCTAGTTGGTTCCTAGTCTGATTGTAAAACTGCACACCAGGGTTAGAAGTAGCCGGTCTGTCTGCCTCTGCTCCTATTAGAGTTTTGCCTTGGCTTGGATAAACTCCTAATGATACTCTTCTTCCCATTTTATCTTCCCTATGTTGTTGATGTTTCAATTCCATAGCATACTGCTGATACATCTGAGTTAGATGATCTAACCACAATCAATTTATCTGCATCTGCTATGATACCAGTTCTTTCTAGTACACCGTTTGGTAGAACCTGTGCATCATACTCAATATATTCTGAATCTACTGGTGTTGCCGCTGCTGCAATAGCTACACGGACGTTTGCAGTAGATGTACCTCTATTACAAATGTTCACTGATACTACAGAAAAGTTTCCTGTAGGCACAGTGTACAATGTAGTGTTGGTAGCCGCTAGTAGGTCTTGTACACCTAATCTTCCTGTTGCCATAATTTATAGTCCTCTCTATCTTAAGAAGTAGTTAAACGCTATTGGTAAGCCTATAACACCTTTTTTGAAGTTCATGTTAGCATTAATATTTATCACACTATCATCTACTGTAGTAATTTCATTAGTTCTAATCAAAATACTACCAGCTGTTACACTGTTGACGTTTAGTGACGCACCACCGCCACCAATTTGTGCTTCAATATATGATTTGATTGCTCGCTGTGTTGGAACAATCGTATCACTGTTAGCAGTAAAGAACGGATCTGTTGAGAATTCGTTAATACTTGCTGAGTTACCACCTAGTGTAACTTCACCTAGTGATAGTTCTTGTAGACCTGCAATGTTAAATGCCTCAGCATTCAATGTTGCAACACCAGTTGCCTGCTCAACGCTAAACAAGTCACCAACTCTAAAGTTACCATCTTGGTCAGTAGCTGTGAAGAACACTCTACCACCATTTGATGCTTTGGTTTCATTTGCTTGGATAGGATCTTGTGTTGGCAATCCTGGATAGTTAGTCTCTGTAAAGTTACCAGTACCAATATCTAGGAAGTCGTGTCCAGTTAGACGTACCTGTGAGTAACGAATACGTATTGTTACTTCTGTTTCATCTGCAACTGCTTCGTCAACTTCCATGTCTGGACTGATGTTTAAGAACGCTGTGTAAGTTCCGTCAGTGTCTCCTACAAACGAAACTGTGTTAACTAGTTTGAAAGTATCATCTGGTAGTGCGCTAAACACCACGTTAGAACCATTCACTGGCTTTTTAGACAATCTTCTTACAGCAATATTTTTACCTGTTTGTAAGAAGTCTGCAAAACCATTACTGTTATTTTTATCTATTTCAGCACTTGCATTTTCATAAGAGCTACCTCTATCAGTAAATGTTGGCTGTCCTAGCGCACCGTTAAATACTCTAGTAAGAGTCGGTGCTTCAAAAATGTTGTTAGGATCAGTAATTGTAATTGTTGGTGGACTACTTGCATCATAACCACTGCCTGGCTCTAACATTCTAATTTCAAAGATTTTTTCGTTAGCAACGCCTGCTCTACCAAATGCTCTCGCTGGTCTAAATATTTCACTAGCAATAGCTGTCGAACCTGCTGTTGCGGCAAAGAATCTTGGAACAGCTTGGTTGTTACCAAACGTTACAGCATCGATACCACTAGCACTACTGATTTGTGCAGTCCCTGTATCCCATACTAGTCCATGTGTTGAATACGCATATGTTGAACTTCCTGTTCTTGTAGCAACAAAGTTACCTTGTCCATATGCTACATCACTGTAGTCTGAACCTGTTGGTAGTGTAACACTTGTCCAGTTTGTGCCATCATCTATTGAAAATGCACTAGTTCCATCAACTGCTACTGCAAGATGTCTGTTTTGTCCGTATGTAATACTTGTCCAAGTTGCTGAACTTGGCATTGTAATTGTTGTCCAAGTAATACCATCGCTTGATATTGCAGCTTCTGTGCTTCCGCTCTTGACTGCCATAAACTTATTTCTACCATAAGTGATAGCTGTATATCCTGTTGAAGGAAGTGCATCTTCTGTGCGTACCCAAGTATCGCCACCGTCTGAACTGTATAAAACATCTCTAGTACCTTCGAATATTACAACAAACAAGTTATTGCCGTATGTAATATGCGGAGCACTTGAGTATGGTCCACCTGGTGCAGCTTCACTGGTCCAGTTTACACCATCTGTTGAACGCCATAATTGATTTGATACAGAACTTTGTCCTGCAACAACCATAACACTCTGTTTGTAATCTGAAGAGCCATCATCAGTTACACCACTTGCAACTTCTGTTGGACCGTCTGGTGCAGTTCCTGGCAAAGTGCCAGCTGTCCATGTTGTTCCATCGTAGCTGTAGTTAAATGTTGCCGCACTGTCTACTGTTGCAAGATATATACCTTGTCTTGCAAAACCTTTGTAATCAAAAGCAACAATAGCTCCAGTTGTGCTGTTTACCGCTGATATTGTAATTGTAATATCGTTCGTGCTGTCCACACCACCAACTGCACTACCTAGGATTGTTAGGACATCACCTCTGTTATATCCTAATCCTGGTTCGTTAAGTGTAACAAAATATCTTGATCTAACTCTATCAACATCAAATGTTGCTGTTGTTGATGAACCATCTGATACATCAACATCTGTATATTGTCTTGATAAGTCTGCAAAATGTATATCGCTCCAGTTTGCTGTGCTTGCAAAAGCTCTACCATTTGAGCTTGGTGAAACTGTTGAGAAACTAATTGCTGGTTCAATCCTATATGTTGTTGAACTGTTTGGAGCAACAATAGTTTTACCTGGTAGGAAACTATCCCAACCAGCAACACCATCTGATTGTCTTACGACTGTTGCAACTTTTGAACCTGCATCGTATGTATCAATAATACCACGTTGTCCAACGCCGCTACCACCTGTAAGTACAAGTAACATTCCCGGATATGCTGTTGATAAGTTACCATCTGTTGCTGCAAGTGTAAGCTGTGTGGTTGTACCTGCCTGTGCAGTGTTTTGCACAACAAGATAACCTTTACCACCTAGCTGTCCTGATGAATCGTTCTGATCCAACATTCTAACTTGTGATACTGCTCCATCTCTAAATTCATCTACTTCTGTTTCAGCACCTGAGCCGCCACCAAATATATTGATAACTCCGTCTGTATACTGTTCACCTGCGTGTGCAAATTCAACATTAAGCACTTGGTCGCCATCTGTTTCTGCGTTTGACATTGTAGCAACGTACTGGAACTTGTTATCAACTACTGCTGTTACTGGTGTTTCATCTGGATCAACACCTTCAGCTACTGAACCAAAATCACCGTATGAGTTGTTACCGTTTGTAGCACGAGCTCTACCGCCTGATTCACACAAGTAACCTATGTGTGAGTAGTATGTAAACACTGACACCATTTCAGCTCTACCGTTGTTTAACAACCATGCACCAATACCATCACTGATAACCTGTGTAAAGTCGTTTGACACCATTGAGTCGTTACCACCATCATGTAGGGCACCGTCAATTTTTTGTCCAACAGCTGCAAAACCAAATGTTGTACAGTTCTGTACATAGGGCGAACGTGTTTTAATCCAAACTCTTTCATCCTTTGGACCCCAACCTGGATCAAGTGATGCATATGCACCTGCTGATACTCTGCTTGTGCCATATTGGTTTGGTGCAAGCAAGTCGCCTTTTAGTCCGTCCATTGTTTGTAAACGTAAGCCTGTGTTGTTACGTAGGTAGTAGAAATCTTCTTCCTGTGATCCTAGTACAGCGTTTGCATAATAACGTGCTGCAAGTCTAGTTTTGTAACAACCTGTTAGATATACTGTTACGTCATTAGTGTAATCTCTATCCCAATTATGCGGATATACAAAGTCCCACTGGATAGCTGCTAGATATGCTTTGATATCTCTTGTGCAATCTGCTTTTGAATATGTGTAAGCTGCTTTAATTGTTAAGCTACTACTATCGCCTGAGTCATCTGTTACAGATACTGCGCTTCCACCTTTTGATGTTGACAGTGTAACTGTGTTAGCATCAAGAATGTTTCTCACGTAGTAGGTTGTGCTTGTGCTTAGTCCACCTAGTGCTGTTCCTTCTAGTGAAACTTTCATCCATTGACGCATCCAACTTGTATCAATTACAGTAAGTGTGTTACCTGAATTTGTTGTTGCAATTACATTGTCTTTGAAGTATTCAGTAATATGAGCATGTACTTCTTCTGCAATAAAATCTTGGTTTAGTTCAATCTGTTGCACAGCATGATCTAGGTTTGGTTCCCACCAGTGTTCGTTACCACCTTCAGCGGCACCACTAAAGATCATGTCATTGACCCAATCAATTGTTGTGTCAATTTGATTGTCCATTTCACCTGCGCCGTCACCGTTACCTGAATTATCTTTACATAGTGTTCTTAGATATTCGTAACTTGCAAGTGTTGCTTCTTTTTGATCGCCTGTAACTTTTTTGCTTGGTTCTCTCAAATAACTGTATGCAACTACCATTGATGCAAAGTTAGTTCCCATCATCAAATCGTATCTAATAGCATCAATTATGTAGCCAACATCTCTTTCACATTTAGCACTATTGTAATCTAAGTTAGGGAAGTTAGCACTTACAAATGAAGTTACTTGTGATTTAATTGTTGATACTGCATTGTTCAAATCATTACTTGCTACAACTCTTTGTGGTAATGCACCTGATGTTGTTGGATATACAATAGGTACTCTGTTGCTTCCGTTTGTTATAATATCAATGATATTATCCATTAGTCCATCAACTGTAGTAACGTCTGCTGCGCCGCCGCCTTCGCCCATTACTTGATCTATAGCGTCTTGATCTCCGTCAGTAACAGTAAATCCGCGTAAAATAGTTTGAAGTAAAACTTTAAGTCTTTCATATGCAGCAAGTGTTCCTGTTTTTTCACTTGAGTCAATTTGCAGTGTTGTACCTTGCCAGTATGCTTCACCAGCGTTTACTGACTGCCAGTTACCACCATATGTCAAATCGTATGCTAATGCATCTAGTATATAACCAACGTCTTGTTTACATTTTGTTTTACTATACTTGATGTTAGGATATGAGTCTGCAATATATGCAATAATTTCTGCTTGTAAATATGCTTTATTTGAAAGAATTTGGTCACGTGCATAACCTGTCAGTGCTGAACTAAACTGATTAATACCTTGTAATTCATTTTCTAATTTATCACCAATATGCCAATCAATTCTACGTCTAATTACACGAGCAAGTTGCTTGACTGCTGTTTGCTGTGAACCTACAGCATATGGCCATAGTGTGCTTTGATCTTCTGTATTGCCTGTTGTAGGTGTAACAGCTGAACCTAGTACAATGTCTCCCAGCAAGTTTTCCATATGTGTAACTGCTTGGAAACTAAATGGTGTGTCGTCTCTTGAAGTTAGGTTTGCACCATTTGTTGTAGTTTTAGGCTGTACGTTTGTAGCACGTAATTCGTCGCCCATTACACAAGTGTTTGCAGGAACAATAATTGGAAGTATTTCTTTATAACGTCCTGTTGCAACACGAATTAAGAATGTTGGATCATCTTTAGGTGGAATGTCATCATCTTTTTGTGCTGTAATTGCGTCTGTAACAATTTTTACTAGTGCAGTTACTTTAGTTGTTACACCTTCTTCTTTTAATGCAGAGTTTTTGTATTGAGCAACAATAGCTGTTGAGTTATCACCATTTTCATCTTGATAATTTGTTGTTGGATCTGATTGTGCAAGTACTTTCTCCATTACTGTAAGAGCATAGTTGATACTTGCTACAGTTTCTTCACCTTGTCCTAGTGTGTAAAATGCGCCAGGCTCATTGACATATTTAAGAGCTGCTTCTCTTGACTTAACATTACCGCTATGTCTTAGATCCCATACAACTGCATCAATAATTCTACCTACGTCACGCTCACACTTACCTTGATTGTAATCAAATGCACTTGTAAACGGTGCTAAATCATTAGCAATTTGATAATCTGTCCATTCACCTGTTTCACGCTGAATAAAGAATCTGTTGCGTTCTAGCAACAATGCTGCATCGTTATTGTATGCGCCTTTTTCTACTGCTTCACAAGCATAACGGATTGTTCTAAATGGATTGTCTACACTACCACCTGCTGCAGGCCAAGGTTTGTCAACGCCATTTTCAGACACATAAAATACATCATCTGTAAATCCTAAGTATGCCCATTCTGGTGTATCTGAGTTGCTTACTCTTAATACTTGTCCTTCTTTACCAATTGGTAATCTAGCAGGTCCTGAGCCGCCATAGAATACCATATCACCTTTGGTAGTTAAGACACTTGTCTCTGTACCAACTGTCATAATGTTCCAGTAAGTACCTGTTGTATCTAAATCTGGACGAGAATTTTGCGCACCACCTAATGACGAATAGTCATCACCTTCTGATTGGTGTGCTAACACACAGACGTAACTGTTTGTATTATATCTTACGACATCACCTTTTTTGTATTCACGGTCATCTAACCATTCATCACGCCAGTTAAAGCCTGAACTAAATTCTTCCCAATAACTTGCATTTGGAGGTTCGTTACCGATTGTTTCGTCAATACAAATATAAGTTGTGCCATTTACTTTTACAATGTCACCTGGACGATATTCTTGTGTAGAACTATCTTCACCATAATCGCCCTTCCAATTTAAACCTTTACTATATAATTCCCAATAAGCAGTGTCGTCACCTGGTGTTTGATTACCGTGTGTTTGCTTAGAAATATATTGGTTGCCACCGTATAAAACAATATCACCTTGTTGATACTGCTTATTAAAATCCCATTCATTTTCATATTGGATACCTTGTACAAATAATGTCCAATTTGACTCGTCTGTATCAAAGTTATCTGTAGATGTATGATAAGTTGCACAAATATGTAAGTTTCCACCAAAGCGGACAATATCATTTTTCTTGTAGCGTGTGCTTACAGTCCATGCACCTTTAAATTCTGTACCTGCATCAAACTCATCCCAGTTTGAAATATTTGCTTCTAGCCCGGAGTCGGCATCAGCAGCAGATGTGTGCAGTGCGTTACATACGTAATTTATACCACCATATTTTACAAAATCATTAACTTTGTAACGTGTGCTTACAGCCCAATCACCTTTGTAATCAAGCCCTTCGCCAAAGACATCCCATTTGCTTAGGTCGTTCTCTAATCCGTCGTCGGCAGTAGCGGCAGAAGTATGAACAGTGTTAGCAATGTAAAGTCTTGCACCATATTTTACAATATCATTGTAAACATATTTTGTGCTTGTAGCCCAATCACCTTTCCAATTTTGGCCATCACTAACCAAATTCCACTTAGAAGGTGTTATGTCAAGATCAGTATAAAAGTCTGCTGCGGCTGTGTGTCCTGTAACACAAATGTACAACCGTCCACCATATTGTATTACATCATCTTTGTAGTATACGGTGCCTGTTGTCCAGACGTTTTTCCATACAAACCTAATTCTACCTAGTTTAAATTCTGCCATTTTTTTACTCCGTTACAATATTTATCCGTTATTGGCATTACTCATCATCATTGTCAAATGCTTTCATCAGCAGTATCTGACTAATCATATTACCTTGCACACCTGCTTTATCACCACTAAAGTCTGCAAGTTTTTCGACTCGGATTTCTGTATTTGTTGTTGTTGTTAATATGTTATCTACTGTACCTATGCTTGTAACACCAGCAATCAAGTTGGATGTTTCAAGCTCAGATCCACCTTCTGACAAGCGTGTTGCAAGGAATGTTGCAATAGCTCGCTGTGTCGGAATTACGTTATTACTATCCTGCGAGAAGTTAGGGTCTGTTGAGAATTCGTTTACAACAGCACCTGAACCACCTAGTCTAACACCACCTAGTGATAGTTCTGATAGACCATCAAGATCAAAATACTCAGCACTAATTGTAACAACACCTGTTGCCTGTTGCACTGAGAACAATTCACCTGCTCTAAAGTTACCATCTTGGTCAGTACTTGTATAGAATACCCTACCACCATCTGTTTCAACAACTTCATTTTCTGGAGAAGCTGTAAAGAATGCTCCTCCTGCGTAAACTTCAGGATAGTTTGTTTCTTCAAAGTTACCTGTACCAACATCTAAGAAGTCGTGTCCACTAATTCTACACTGACTGTAGCGTTCTCTTACAGTTATTTCTGTGTCGTGTGCTAAATTATCTCCATTCTTTAATGACGGTGATATCTGTATTCTAGCTCTTAGTTTACCATCGTCATCATTTGCTAGAGGTGTTATGATAGCAGCACTGAAGATTTTCAAATCATTTGGATCTAGTTCTGTTTCTAAATCTAGTATGCCGTCAAACAACAACTGTGCTCCTGGATTAGGATAGCTTGTCAATCCTTTCACAACTACAACGTTTGCGGCAGGAACAATATCAGCATAACCATCACCTGACACTGTCACTGTTGTACTACTTGTTTTGTATCCTGCGCCTCTGTTGATAAATGATGGATTTGCAAGAACACCATTACCAAGTCTCATATCAAAATATACATCAGCTGTATAGTCATTATCTGTAATTACAAAGCTAGGAGGATTAGCTGCATTATATGCGCTTCCTGGATCCCATAATGTAATTGCATTTATCAAACCACCTGATATCTTTGCTCTTGCTTTTACTGGAGCACCTGCATATACTTTGTATATTAGATCTGAATCTTTTGCTGTTACCATGTAATAACCATCTTCGGTAATAGGTTTACCATAAGCAATAGAAGTCCATTCTCTAGTTGCGTTCATATCACGTTCTGTCCAATTAATACCATCAACACTTGTTACAGCATAGTTTGTAGGACCCGTTGTATCGTCTGCACCGAATACTCTAGAAGCAGTATCACCTACTGCAAAGAATAAACCATTAGCAAATATAATTTTTTGCCAGTTAAACGGTGTACTATCATCTGGACTTGCCATATCTCTTGCTGTCCAAGTTTCACCTCTATCCATACTTGTAAATACTTTGTTTTTATTAGAAGTAAGTGCAACAAACATATTGTTTCCATATGCTACGCTGACAAAATCAAAAACGCTGTTACTATCATCAGCTTCATCATCTGGAAGTGCTAAATCATATCTAGCCCAAGTTAAACCATCTTCTGAATATGCTACAGCTCTTTTTGAACTAGATACTGCAACAAAACGTCCTGCACCGTAAGTTATACAAGTCCACTGATCGTTTGTGGAGTCATCATATGTGTTAATTGGAATTTCTGCTGTTTCCCAGCCTTGACCTGATGTCGTATAAATTATTGTGTTATCATTTTCTGCAACAGCAACAAATCTGTTATCATCTGCGCTGTATGCACAATCCATCCATTTACCAGCGTGAGGTAATGTAACTTCAAACCAGTTTGCACCGTCAATTGAATATGCAGCTTTGTCTGTGAACGAACTTCTAAATGCAACAAATCTATTGTTACCTGCAACAATCTTATACCAATCTCCGTAGTTACCTTGGCCTGGCATTGTACCATTGATAAAATCATCTCCGTTTGGATCTGATGTTGATGCTAGGTTATCACCTGATATAGCTACCCATACACCAGTAGTTGCATTACCTGATACACTAAAATTAACAATACTGTTGGCACTATCATTAGTTACACTGTCAACTGTAATAGTACAATCGTGTGTGCCTGCTGTTCCACCAAATGTGTTACCAGCAACAGTAAGCGTGTCTCCTACAGCATAACCGTAACCACCGTCAATTTTTACTGCACTATAAACTGTTCCGTTTCTTGTAATTGTAAATCTTGCATTACTTGCACTATAACCTACAGTAGTACCAGTACCGTTAGGAAAACTAACATTTTGATAGACTATAGTATTGTATCCGTAAGCAACATCTTTCCAAACTCTTGGAGTAGGTAATTCTTTGTTTCCTGTGCTAAATGGGCGTTCAGCACAAGTTATTCTAGGTTCAATACTGTAACGTGTACCTGTTGTAAGTGTTGTTTCTATTGCTGTTCCTGGAACAATATGATCCCAACCTAATGAACCATCAGACTCTTTTCTTATAGTTGCAACTTTAGTTACTTCATCAAGTGTGCTTAGATAAGCATATTGTCCTACGCCAGGTCCACTAGTAATAATGATTCTCATACCACGATAGGTGTCTTCAGTGTTGTCATCTGAAGATGCTAGTTTTATAGAGGTGGTATCGCCTTCCTGCGCACTACCTACTACGGCTGTAAATCCACTACCACCTGCAGTTCCACTATCCGGCGGATCAATGATTCTAGCTTGGAATAATCCTCCATCTCTAATATCATCATGAATTACCTCTGCACCAATACCTGCACCAAGAATACTGCTTGTTGCACTTGTATAATCTTCGCCAGCATGTGTATATTCATATGCGAGTAATCTATCTGTAATTTCACCTGCGAATATTTTATCTACTACAGCTTCATTGCCAAATTGGTTATCAACAGCTGCTTTTTGCGGAACTTCATCTGCATCTCTTCCGTCTGCAATACTACCGTATGATCCGTATGAATTGTTTCCGTTTGTTGCACGTATAATTCCGCCGTCTTCTGCTAGATATCCAACTTGTGAATAATATGTAAACACCGAAACAAGTTCTGCTCTTGCATTGTTTAATACCCACGCACCAATACCGTCTGAAATAACTTGAGTAAAGTCGTTTGAAACCATACTCTTATTTCCGCCGTTGTGCAATGCACCATCAATTTTCTTACCTATACCTGCTGTTCCAAGAGTAGTTACACCTTGGATGTATGGAGAACGTGTTAAGATCCACGTTGATTCATCATCTGGTCCGTATCCTGGATCAAGCGCACAATACGCACCTCCTGTTGGACGTTGATAGATATCAAACACACCTGCTGGATTAAGTGTACCTTTGCAACCATTAAGAGTTGCATTACGTAATCCTGTTGCATCTCTTAACCAGAACATATCATCTAAATTACCACCTGTAAATGAATTTTCAATCTGTCTACCTGCAAGTTCTGATTTCACGTTTCCTGGATATTTCAAATCATAAATTAGTGCTCTAAGAACTGTTCTAATTTGTGTGCGTACCCAATGATCATCATAAAATGTATATTGTGCAAATGCATCCTGTATGTATTTTGCACATTCTTCTTCTAAGTATTCTCTGTTGTTGTATATAATAGTTCTACCATCTAATCTCATAGGATCAGTAGTTACGTTTGGACTACTAGTAATTGTTGGCTGGAACCCTCCAGTACCTGCGTCATATTCTATCTTTGCAATTATTTGCGAAATAAGTGTATTTGTAACTGCGGCAATATTTGAATCACTTTGTAAACTACTGTCAATTACAGGTTCTTTACTGTTTCCTGGGCTGTTTGTAATTGCATCACCTACAAGTAATTTTTCAATTACTGTACTCATATGTGTGAAGCCTTGTGTAACAAAGTTTATGTCTGCGGCATCTTCTTGTGGATGCTTAGGAGCCATTTCAATTTTTGTTGAACGTAATTCATCTCCCATAATAACTGTAAGTGCTGGTACAACAACTGGGTTGTCAACGTTGTGCAATCCTGTATCAACCTTAACTTTGCCAGGTGCAGCTACAGGTTTGTTATCTTCTAAATATTCACATGCAAATTTTATTGTCTTGAATGGAAATAGTATGTTGCGTCCACGTCTCGGATCGTAATCATCTACACCGTCTACGCTTACATAAACTGTCCACTGTTCATCGTTAAAGTGTTCTCTAAATGCAGCAAAGTCATCATCATTTACTGTAAGTATCTGTTGCTTAGTACCGATTGGAATATTCTCTGCACCTTGTGTAGATCCGTCTCCTTTATCGCTGTATCTAAAACCATAAATTAGCATGTCGCCAGGCTGACTTAAACCTGCTGGGCTACCTGCTTGTACAAGTAGATTCCAGAAGTCAAATCCGTTACCATTATCACCTGGATAGTTTGCAATAGATGCAACATGAGACTCTGTACAAACATAAGTGTCACCGAAGTAAATTACTGTATCATTAATTGAATATGTATTCGGATATGCCCAAGTGCCTCTCCAGTTTTGCGTTTCAATAACACTTTCCCAATCACTTGCAACCGTACTATCATCTGCGCCTTCATAGTCTGTAAGACTTATTGGTGCTAGACCAAAACTTGCTTCATCAATATCAACTATACATTTATATAAATTACCACCTCTACGTACTAAGTCACCTGTGTAGTAGTATGCTGTTTGGCTCCACTCACCTCTGAAGTTATAACTTTTTTGCATAAGTGTCCATACTGCTGTACTATCTACAAGTTCATATTCTCCTGGAGGTACATCAATGCTGTTACCTGTAGCAAAATACAAATAACCACCATATCTTACAATATCACCTTCTTGGTAATATGTTTCACCGTTGTATTCACCACTAAACTGATAACCTGCGAATTCAATAGCAAAGTTATCATCAGCAAATACGTCTGTTGAAGTGTGTGTTGTTGTACACTTAAAAATACTTCCGCCGTATAATACTAGATCATTTTTTCTAAACTGTGTTGAGCTCTGCCATACACCTGCAAATCTAATACCGTTGTAGAATACTTCCCAATCACTTTGGTTGTCTTCTAACGTAGTCTGTGAGTAGTGTGCATTTAAACATTTGTAGTTTATACCACCGTAGCGTACAATAGCACCTCTACCATAGTCTCTGTCTGTGATCCAATCTTCTACAAATCCTGCACCATCTGCAAACAAACTCCAATCACTTGCATTTGTAGCAAACTGTGTAGAACTATGTCCACCTGTGGCTACATATAAAGCACCGTCATGCAGTACAATGTCGCCAATTTTATAAAATGTTGCTGTTGCCCATCTGCCTACAAAACTTTTTGCAGATGTCATTGGTGTCCAACGAGGCTCTGCTTTTGGAGGTGTACTACCTGGCAAAATGTAATCTAGATCTGTGTAAAAGTTTGCGTCTGCTGTATGTGTTACAATACAAACATAACTTTTACCGCCGTATCTTACTATGTCATCTCGTTTATAGGCTGTTCCAGTTGTCCAGTTACCTTTCCAACTATACTTAAAACGTTCTAGATTAAACTCTGCCATTTATTACTCCTAGTACCCATCCGCTGAATGATCAGTTGGATACGTATAACCTTCTGAAATTCTTAATATAAATTGCCCATCACTTGGATCAACATAATACAGCAAACTTCTACCATCCCATTTAAGTTGCGGATATCTTAAGTTTTTGTATACAGCATCATGATTTGCATCTATGCCATCCAAGAAATCAATACCTTCTTCAAAATCAGGAAAGTTATCTATACCTTCCCCTATATCGTTAATTACCATAACATTACTGTCACTTGTTTGCAACTGATCCAATCTAATTAAGAACAATTCTCCATCATCATTCCTACGTAAACCATATGCATATCTTTTAATAAAACCGTTTAAAACATCGGTTGGACTGTTACCTACATACTGTGTCATTATGTTATCTCCACGTAACTAAGTAATACATCTACACTATCACTTAGACTACTTTGTACTTTTAATGTGTTGCTTGGTGCTAAAATTAATTTTTCGCCACCATTCACTGCTCTTAAACTTGTGTTAGCTGGAAGCAAAACATCTTTCATAAAATGTCCTGTAACACTTGTGTCGTCATCTATTGTTACTGTTACATAAACAAAGCTGGTTGTAAGGTTAGTAATACTAAGTCCTACAATAGTAGCTCGTTGCGAACCTGTAGTAGAAAGTATTTCTACAGGTACAGTGCCTACTGAAGCTATGTTCTTGTTTTTAAACGTTGTTGCCATATTATTATCCTAAACTAATCGCCAAGCTAATTGCTAAATCCTCTGCGTCTGCGTAGCTAATACCGCCTGATGTACCAACTACTGATCCCCAACTTGTACCATCGTATACTTCGACTCTTCCATCTGCTGTGTTCCAGCGTATCATTCCTGGTTCACTGTCAGCAGGTAAAGGTTTGTTAGTGTTATCACCTACGGGTATAACTAGTCCATATGTTCCTGCAAACTTAACATAACCAGTTCCAGTGTTTCTAAATTCTGTAACACTGTCTGCTACTGTGTTAATTATTTCGTTGCCATTAAAGCCAAAGTTTGCAAATCTAACTCGTCCTGTGCCTTGTGCGTCTAGTATTAAGTCTGTGTCTGTTGTAACTGTACTTATCACATTTGTATCAATCTCGATGTCGTCAACGGCTAGCTTTGGCACACTTAATCTAGAACTTGTTAGATCACCTATTGTAGTGTCTTGGATGATAAATCTTATTGTGTTATCATTTGCACCTGGAGTTAGTTCAGCTGTAATCTTAGTATCACCGTCTAGATCTTCTAATCCGTGCAGTCTTAACCATGTGCTGCCGTCATAACCTTCAAATGAACTAGTGTCTGAGTTAAACCTAATGTGTCCTGCTAGTGCAGTAGGACGTTGAGCATTTGTACCTACAGGTAATTTTAAGCCTCCACTACCATTAAAGCTAACACTTCCTCCTGCAGGACTTAGGGTTATGTCTCCACTTGTTGTGCTAATAGTGTTATCGTTGAGTTGGAAGTTTTCAAATGTTACACTTCCTGTACCGTGTGCTCTTAGTTCTAAATTACTGTTGCTGTTTGTTGTTTTGATGACATTATTCTGTATAAGAATATCGCCTGTATCAAAACCGCTTGCTGTAACAGTTCCGTCTGTAGTTAAGTCAGCTATGTTTATAGCACCATTAACAGTTAAATCATTTGAAATAACAACATTATTGCTAGGCATATAAATCAACCCAACACCATTTGCATATAGTTCTAGATCGCTGTTGCTACTTGTAGTTGTTATATTGTTGTTTTGTATTTTAACTTCTTGGAAAGTTGCAGTGCTTCCAACTGAAAGATCTGTGCTAACTGTAACATTTCCGCTAACTGTAACATCACCTGTTTGAGTTGTATCTCCTGTAACAGTAAGATCACCATTTATAGTGGTGTCGCCCAGTGTAGTAGTACCATCAACTGTAAGGTCGTTGTCAATCTGTACATTGTTATCTGGGATTTTAATTTTACCAGTGCCGTTTGCACGTAGTTCTAAATCTGCATTACTTACTGTAGTTTGGATTACATTTGTGTTAATTTCAAAGTCATCTAAGAACATTTGACTTACGTAAAGATTGTTCCAAGTGTTTGTGCTTGTACCTAAACTGTATGTGTTGTGTACGCTTGGTACTAAATCACTTTCAATACCAGCAACAAATTGTATGCTATCATTTGAACTATCACCAAATGTAATATTACCACCAATAGTAACATCACCGCTTACATCAAGCGAGCCATTAATATCAACATTATCTGTAAAAACTATTTCGTCGTTGCTTGCATCTAATACAATATTTCCACTTGTGCTTGAAATTGTATTACCACTTAGACGTAAGTTTCCTGTATCAACTTTATCGCCTGTTATAATTGTGTTTGAGCCGCCTGTACTAAATGTAAGTCCACTGTTGGTATTGATGTTAAAGTTTGCACTTGTAAATGTTACAGTACCATCGTCTTGGTTTACATAAAACAAGTCACCAACACGGAAGTCGCCTTTGTGGTCTACTGAATTATATCTTACCCTTGCGTCATTAAGTTCTACAACTTCGTTTGCTTGTATTACATTTCCAGGATCATTTTCTTCTCCTGCGCCTGTGCCAATGTAAGCAAGGTTTTGTCCAATAGCATACATAACAACACCCGGACCGTCACCATACAGTCCATAGTTACCATATACTGATGCAGATCCAATCAAACGTATTTCTGCACCAAAGTCTGAATAGTCAACTAGTGTGAATGATTCAGCTGTTGCACCTCCGCTAAATCTAATATCCTGTGAATATACAACATCATCTGTAAATGTAGTTGCTCCATTTGTTCCATTGAAACGTGCCATAAGCACAGTTTCTGGAGTTACGATATGTCGGCTTGTAGGTGCTGAGAAGTTGCTTTGATATATACTTGCGCCTTTTACAACTCTAAAATCATCAATGTATCCGTCTGTTGCGTTTGCACCAGCATAGTCAGCACCAATTATTAAAGGTTTGATATTTCCGTAATCGTTTGAATCTGTATAAGTGCTACCTACCTGTGTACCATCTACAAATAATTTCGTGTTTGTTCCGCTTCTGTCTAACGCAATATGATGCCATGTAGTTGCACTGAGCGCACTGCTTCCTGTAATTCTAGCAGTGCCTCCAACATCATAGTAAATAGTTCCGCTTTGTGTGTATATTCTTGGAACAGGATCACTTGCACTACCTGCTCTCATGTCAAATAGGTTTTGTGCACCAGAACCTATTGCATCAAGTCTTACCCAAAAGTTTATGCTGAAGTCACCGGTTGTAAATCCGAAATCATTTGAACTTGCTAAACTTGCATAATCGCCTGTGCCGTCTAACAGTAAAGAACCTGTACCAAATTTCTTTTGGGCTGTGCTTATTTGTGCATCACCATTAGCTGCTATTGTTTTACCTGCACGTTCATTGGATTCTTCGAAACCTGTAACTTTGCCGTCAATAAAAATCTTATTGTTTACAATACTGTCTATAGTACCTGTTGCAAGAACAGTTACACCATCATCATCATAGTATGTAATTGTTTCGCCTGCACTTATACTTGGTGATCCGCTTACACGTAATGCTGTTTTACCAGCGTACTTTATACCTGCATTGCTGTCAAACGCATATATTGACTTGTCTGCAAAATATGTAAAACTGTTTAACCATTCAACACGCACACCATTTGTCATTGTAATTGCATCAACACCTGGTGTAATAAATGTTGCTGAATGGAATAGCATACTTGCTTCTTTACTAGCAGAAGTTGCATAAGCACCATCAATGTATGCGCCTTTACCTGCGTCTCCACTTAAAAAACCTCTTGGGTCACTTGCGCTTGTTGTTTTACCTTTTGTTAGAACTGTAATATTTCTTATGTACGGCGAACGACTTGTTACTTCGAAATCTGTTGCAAAACGGAATGCATAACCATTGTTAGGAAATGTTTGGTTTGTTCCTGAACAACTAAAAACAAGATCTTTTAGGAACACATAGTTATTTAAATAACGTCCATGAGGAGCACTTGTTGTTACTGTAAGTATACCTGTTGCGTTATCGTAAACTGCATTAGAAATTGTAGCAACAGTGCTGTCATCCGAGTCAACTGTGCCTCCACTTACATAAGTGTGTGCTTGTGGTGCTGTGCCAACATTAACTGTAAAAGTGTTTGCATCAGGCACTGTAGCAATTTGGAAATACTTACCACCACTGTAAAAATCTTTGACTGTTAGTTCTTCAATTGTGCTTTCTCCATTTACTAAGAAAGCATCGTTAAATTCTGATTGCACAGTTGGTTTTATTGTTACTGAACGTATGCTTGCACCTCTTACAGTAACACCTGCAGGCACAGTTAATGGAAATGTTTCTGTGTATTCACCTGCGTATATGTAAACAACATCGCCTGCGGTTGCTTGACTTAGTGCATGTTTAACTGTAGCAAAAGGACTTTGTGGGTGATCACCTAATGCAGTGTCGTCACCGTTTTCTGCAACATATAACATGTTGTCGTGTCTTTGTGTAAAGTCCATGCCTGGACTTGTTAAATTTGTTACATTTAGATTAGTTGCTGTAACATTAACACTGTTTAGTTCTTTCCACCTTTTTGTAGTAGTTCCTAAATCATATGCACCATCTTGATCTGGTATAATGTTACTTGCAACTTCACCTTGAAATACAACGTCATCAGTATCTGCATCACCAAGTGTTATATTTCCGTCTGCTGAAATATTTCCTGTTGCATGAATATTACCTTGTACGTCCATGCTTGAACGCACTATTACTTTTCCTGTACCGTTAGGACGGATTTCTAAATTGCTGTTGCTTGTGTTTGTTTGTATAACATTATCATCAATATCTATGTCACCTACACGCAGTTTCTTTTGGTAGATAACGTTGTCTAGTGTGCCTAGTGTAATAGTTGATGCTGTTGTTGAAAGAGTATTATTTTCAAACTTAATGCCTGCCATTTCGGCAGTTCCGCCTGTAACGGTTAAGTTTTGTGTGCGTGTTGTACCATTTACATCTAGATCGTATTGTGGATTTGATGTGTTGATACCTACACGATTGTTTGTGACATCTAGATAAAGTAGGTCTGTCTCAAAAGCTAAATCAATCCCATTACGGACTAAGTTAGACTTTAAGAGCGGACCGGATATACGACCAACTGCCATCTCTTCTCCTCAATACGGGCATCATTTTGTGCCTCTAACCTGTTTTGACCTTCCCAATCGCTGGTTAACCACGGTTTGTGCTGCTAAGAAATTGGCCCTTCTGTAGCATTATAAGTATTTATCGTATTTGGAAAATAGTGCTGGGTTATCCTAGTGCTAGACTATATTCTAGGATAAGTTGTTCCATTTCGTCTTGCGATACGGTTTCACCACCGCCACCTGCTGATACTTGCCATACATTTCCGTCCCAAGTTTCTAAGTATTCACCTTGGGTATTGTATCTTGTATCACCTATTTGATTACCGGTACTGTCTCCTGCATCTCTATTAGAATTATCACCTGTTGGAATACGTACACCGTATGTGTCAGCTATTTTAGCATATCCTTTGTCAGTTGCACTAATAGTAAGTGCGCCGTTGTAGGTATTATCTATTATACTGTTTGTAAATGTTGTGTCAGAGAATCCAGTGATAACAACATTTCCTGTGCCATTTGCACGTGGTTCTAAATCAGCGTTTGACGATGTAGTAGTTATAGTGTTGCCGTCAATCAACACATCACCTGCTTGTAATCCTGGCATTTCGAATTGTGTGCTGTTTATAGTTGCAACATTTGAACCAGCTATCTCAAAATCAATGTAATTTCCAGTTGGATTTACATTTACAAAAGTCAGTTGATCGTCTGAATACACACCACCTAGTGTAAGAACACCTGTGCTATAACCTTCAAATAGATTTTTATTGTTGTTAAATCTTATATCACCTAGTGTGTTACGTCTAGCTGCTTCATTGCCTATCGGTAAAAGCAAAGCACTTGTGCCGGATATTGTTACGTTATCTGCAGGTGTAAATTCTAAGTCACCGCTAAGTGTGTAAATTTCGTTAGCAGTTGAATCGCCGTCACCAAATCTTAAGTTTTCAATTAGAACATTACCAGATCCTGCAGCACTAAGAGCCAAATCATCATTAGATTCTACAGTAGTAATGTAATTGTCTTTGATCAATATTTTACCAGTATCGTATTCACCTGCGTCAATAATACTTGTAAAATTCAAACCAGTTGTACTTGGTGCTTGATAGGTGTTTGGTCTTAAACCTAAGTGTGCGATTCCGTCTGTATCATGTAATTTTAGTGTATCATTTGCTGATTGCGGAGTGTATGTAACTTTAATTGCATTAGTGTAAACATCGGTGCTATACCAACCTATAGAAAATCCTGGTATATTTAAATTACCTATTCCTACAAAGTAGTTTCTATCATCTTCGCCTACTGCATTGTAAGTATATGTTATACCATTTGCAGTAAATGTATATGCTCTAGGATAAGTAAAGTTTGGATCGCTTATGTTTCCAAATATCTCTATGTCTCCACTAGGTACATTTACAGTTAAAGTTTTACCAACTGTTATATCTTTGTCAATTTGTACCCTGTTGTAAGGTACTTTGATTTCTCCGCTACCATCTGCTCTTAAAAATATATTGCCGTTGGTAACTGTGCTATAGATTTGGTTTCCTCTAATATCAAATTGTTTTAATGCTACATCTCTTGGAACTGTTATATTTGTAGCTGTGAGTGATCCGGTTATAGCATATATTCTAGAGAGATTAGAATTTCCTGTTTGTGTAATATCTCCTGTAGGAGCAAGTTCAGGCACTGTTGTAGTTCCTAAAACTTCAAGGTCGTTGTCTATCTGAACATTGTTGTTTTCAATATAAATCCTGCCAGTGCCGTTGGCTGCAAATTCTAAATCACTGTTGCTAACAGTAGTTGTTATTTGATTGTCAAATATCTTTATGTCGCTTATGTTTGCTTCACTTACAAATATATCACGCCAACGTTTACTAGTTGAGCCAAGGTTGAATCTACCGCCTATATCTGGTTCGATGTTTTGTGTAAAGTCCATGTTGAACTTAACTGTGTCACTTGCTTCATCACCAATTTTTGTAAGTGTCTGTCCAATTGAAATATCACCTGTGAGGTCTAGTTTGCCTTGCATAGTAACATTACTACGCATTTCAATTTTTGTAATTGGATCTATTGTAAGATTGCCTGTGGTGCTAGAAATTTTATTGCCTGACAGTAGCAAGTTACCTGTATCAATCCTTGTACCGTCTATGAACGTGGTGTCCATGCCAGTTGTAATACGTATCTCACTTAGATTGTCAAAAGCAACAGTGTCAGCATCTATACTTGTTGTTCCTGTTTCAAAGTCTGCAAAGAAACTATTTCCTACTTTGAATTTACCAAGTGCATCTGTGGTTTGAAAATAAATGTTACCATTGTTAAGTTCAGAAATTTCGTTTGCTTCAACTCTAAGAGTTTTGTCATTTTCTTTGTTACCACCTGTGCCAATGTATGCCATGTTGTGTTGTATTAGATACATCAAACAATCATCGCCATCTGCTACTGCACCTTTGTTGCCATACACGTTTGCACTACCAATTGATCTTAGTTCAGCACCATAGTTACGTGTGCTTCCGTCATGTGGTGAAACAAATCCTGTGCTTCCGTTTTCAGCTTTAAGTCCAATGTCTGCAAAATATGTAAATGAGTTTAGCCATTCAACTCTGACACCGTCTTTCATACGTAAACCAACAGCGCCAGGTGTAATAAATGTTACACTGTGAAATAACATGCTTGCTTGTACGCTGTTCGAATCTAGCACACTGCCGTCTACAAGAGCACCACGACCGGCATCACCTTCGTTAAAACCTCTTGGATCACTTGCACTTGTTACACTACCTTTTGTTATAACACTTACGTTTTGTACATAAGGTGAACGTGTGCTTGTAATAGCGTTGTTAGCAAAACGGAATCCATAACCTGTATCATTACTGCTGTTGTAGTAATAATCCATTAGAGTCACATTTGATACTGTAGTTTGTCCGGTAAGTAAAAAACAGTCTTTGTCTTGGGTAGCAACAGTAGGTTTAATTTCTACTTCTCTAAATCCTGCGCCCATAATATTTGTTGATTCAGGCACTGTGAGAGGAAATTCTTCTGTGTATGTTCCTGCTGATATGTGTATAGTAGTAGGACCACCTGAACTGCCGTCTACTACACTCAGTGCATGTTTGATTGTTCTAAATGCACCTTGCGGATGATCTCCTCTGTTAGTGTCATCTCCGTGTTCGGAAACATAAAAACTGTTACCTACACCTAGTGCATAGTCTACTCCGTTGATTATAATAGCGTCACCAGTTGCAGTGTCAGCAGTTATATCATCAACAAAAGTGTTGCCTAATCTTTGTGTTGTACTGTCTAGACCTGTGTCTCTACCAAATATATAAGTATTATCTACATCAGGAACAATGTTACTTGCTACGTCAGCGGCAAAAGTAATTTCATCTTCTACGCCACTACCTAGTGTAATAGTGCCACCAAACGTAATATTGCCTGTGGCGTGTAAGTTATCGCCTACATCTAAATCACTCTGTATATCTGTTTTGAAGAATGTTTCAGTGTAGATATATGCAACTCCTTCCGAAGAATTATTTCCTTTTTCACCTATTATAATAGAACCGTTTACGTCTACTCCCAGGCCGACACCAAATTGATAACTAGTTTTATCTGCTGCATTATCACTACTTACAAGTGTTTGTGCTAGTGCCCATACCCCGTTAGTCCGTTTGTATATAAGCACATTTCCTTGAGAGTTATATGCTGAGGACGCCCGACGATATACAAATGCAGTATCTCCTTTGATTCTAACAGTGTTACCAAATTGATCAAAGGCTACTGGAGTATCCAATGTAAGTTTTTGCTGTTGTGTCCAAGTGCTACCACTTCTAGTCCATACATACGCAGACCCAGCTGCGCTTTCGCCATTAATCGTATCAAGGTAAGCACCTGCTATTAGGTTGTCACCGTCTATATCCACACTAATTCCTAGTGACGCATTTGAGGATGGATCATTAGCTCTTACTTCCTGTTGTAATGACCAAGTACTACCACTTCTTGTAAAGACAAGAACACTTCCGGAAGCACTTGGAGTATCTCTACCTGTTACACCTACAGCAATATTATCGCCCGATATACTAACAGACCAGCCCATGTTGTCAAAATCGACAGGAGTAGGATGCACTAATTTTTGTTGCTGTGTCCAAGTGCTGCCGCTTCTAGTCCATACATAAGCTGCACCTTGATTCGTTGATCCTTGACGCTCTGAACCAATAACAACTGTATCTCCGTCAATATCTACACTTCTTCCAAAACGGGCTCTATCTGTAGAATCGGCTGCGTATATCTTTTGTTGCAGAGTCCAAATTTCACTACCCAAAAAATCAATTTTGACAAACACATAAGCTGCTCCAGAATCTGTAATTCCCACTGTGCCAGGAGCATTACGGGCTCCAACTATTGCAGTGTCTCCGTCAATAGCAACTGAATATCCAAACCAGTCTGATCCTGTACGGTCATTTGCTAATAACTTTTGTAATTGAGTCCAAGTATTACCAGTCTTTTTAAATATATAAGCACTACCACTTTGATTAAAAGTATCGTCATTTCCGTATGCACCTATTATAGCATAGTCACCTGATATATCTACGCTAAAGCCAAACTGATCAAACGATGCTCTATCATCTGAAAATATCTTATCTTGTTCATTAAAAGTAGATCCGCCAGCTATAAGTTCTATCGGTTCGTTGCTGGTTGTACCATAGATGTTGTTTTCTTCAATCTTAATTGCATCAGTAGCAACAGCACTTGCTTCAATAATACTGCCACTGTCAACTTCTATATCGCCACTGTTTACATTTATTTCTTGATTTGATAGGGTAAAGTCTGCTACACTGACTGTGCCT